GTTCATCGCACACGTATTTTAAATATGCGTGCAAAGATACAAAATCAAATCGAATACACTATAAAAAGTCCGTAAACTTTTGAGTATTAATAACTTATTTAATAACCGTCTCGTTTTAACGGGACACTAGTGAACTTAGAGATAATAAAAATAGATTTATTCAACGATTTTGAGTTGTTCGTAAGGGAAGGTACTAGGGAACGTAATGAGTATTGCAAGACTTATGCAACATTAGACGATTTGGATTTTGATGTAGAGGCTTTCTTGCTTAATGATGAAGTACGTGGAATTGTATACTGCCAAGATAAAGACACAAAAGAACCAGTGTGGATTGAACCTTGGAGTGACGAATGCTGTTCTTGGTGGCAGGTTAGTAGAGTTCCAAAGTTCTATAAAGATAAATCTTTAGTAAGAAAAGTAATTTACTAATTAAAAAGTTAAAGAATTGAATATGATAGGAGATATAATATTATTCTTAAAGAAATGGTGGAAGCAAAATATTACTTGTCACCATGAGTATGTCTATAAAGAATTAGGCAGAATCAATTTTGAAGAGTGTCGAAAGTGCGGAAGAATAAAAAATTACATAGGTTAAAATTGAGGAAGGTAAGCAATGAGTAAAGAAAAAGCTATCGAGAAAATACAATATGCTAAAATGCAAGTTGCTTCTGTATATGCATGTTCTGCTATCTTTGATGAAAAGACAAAGGTAATAGAAGGCAGACAGAAAGAACTTGAAAAAGCGATTGTCAATTTGCATGATGCAATTAAAGAGTTGGAGGATTGATTATGACAAGAAAAGAAGCAATGGCTTTCGCTATCAGCGTAGGAAAGCCGATAAGACATAACTCATTTTCAAAAGGTGAGTTTGTTCAATACAAAGGAAAGGAGTTAGTTGACGAAGAAGGAACTATCCTTCCTCAACAAGAGTTTTGGGCTATCCGTTCAGGTGGCTCTTGGGAGAATGGATGGGAAGAATATAATGATAATTGATTATGACAAGAGAAGAATTACAAAATAAACATGGCGATGCTATCTGTGAGTATTGTAACAAGAACATTATCTCAGAATATAACATCGGCATAGGTGGGCTTTGCGAAGGTCAGTATTGTGAGGAAGCACAAGATGGTTACGCAGCAGAAAATAACATAGAGTTGGAGGATTGATTATGATACAAAAACAGACATGGAAGGATGAAATCAGAATTTTAATAACTGATGAAGAAAATCATGGCTCTGTTCAAATATCTATTCCATTATATGTTAGTGATATTTTCGGCAAGGCTGATGCTCTAATATACGCTCTTTGGGTTGATGTTGTTTATAGAAGAAATGGTGTTGCACAACGCCTGTTACAACTCGCAGAACAACAGGCTAAGTTAAATGGGGTGAAGAAAATCGGATTGGAATTTGATAAAGATGAATCTGATAGATTTGTTCTAGATTGGTATCTCCGTAGTGGTTATAAACTATTTGATAAGAAAAGTAATTTATTAATTAAAAAATTGGAGGAATAGTTATGTCTTGGTTAGCAGTAGATAAATGTGGCTGTGAACATATTTTTGCAGAAAAACCTTGCAGAAATGAAAGTAATACATTATGGATTTGCTCTGTCGTATATTTATATGGGCAGAGGTACGCAAATACCGGTTGCTGTTACCTTCCTAAAGGCAGCATCAAGAAGCTCATCGGAAAAGAATTGTCTTGGAAAGATGAGCCAGTAGAACTTAAAGAAGATTGATATGGAAGAATTATTAAAGGCATTATTGGATGTATATATTCCAGTATTAAATGCTAATTGCAAGAAAACGTTTGCATTCTTAGATGAATACGTTCCTCCACCCACAAGGAAGGAGAGACGTAAACGTGAAAGAGAACTTAAAAAGAAGTTCCCTCTCGATTTGAGTAAGTTTATAGAATCACATAGAACTTAAAGAAGAATAGTTATGAAAGAATATGTAATAACAGATGAGTTACGAGAAAAGATTATCAAGTGGTTTAATAACATTGCCGAAGAAGCTGATACTCTAACTACTGGTAACGTCTCACACAAGAAAGCTATGATTAAAGGAATGGCAGCACGCTCTGCTGAGTTTGTCGAGAGATATAGTGTTGGCATTGCTGATTGTGCAAGTGATTTAAAATAACAGCTTATGAAAATAGGAAATATAAAGTTCAAAGCTAAACGTCTTGACAACGGAGAATGGATAATCGGAAGTTTTGTTGTAATGAAGATTCCTGCACTTAGCAAAACTACTATAGGTATCGTAGCAGCAGACGGTGCAACGCTTTATGAAATTGACCCTTCTACCATCTGTATGTTCACAGGACTAACAGACAAGAATGGAATACCTATCTATGAGGGGGATATTGTTATGCACAAAGATAACAATGCGGAAAGAAGAGGTGATATTAATTGGGATAGTAAAGCTGCTGCTTTCTGTTTTGGGCAAGATTTCTTATTCTACTACTCTTCTGAAGATATGGTTGTTGTTGGTAATAAATACGATAAGTAGGAATAGCGTATGATAGAAAAGATATTAGAAATAGTAGCTCAAAGACTGAATGCTTTAGCCACAAAGATTTTTAAGGAAGAGTCTTATCCTTATCTTCCTCCTCTTTCAAGAAGAGAACGAAGAAAGTTTGAACGTGACAACCAAAAAGCTGAGAAGAATATAGCATTATGTCGTAGATGCATGAAGAACTCTCCTAGTTGGTGGTGTCCAGGAGAACGTTGCTATTTCTTCCCTTATCGAAGACACGTATTATTTGGAGATAAAAATAAGTAGTATATGGAAATTGTAATTTTATATATAAGTGTTAGTCTAATTTACATCTTTCTTGTTTGCTTGGATGGAGAAGATGTAAAACCGAAATGGAAACAATGGCTAGCTGACAAACTAGGCATCAAGCCAAAGATAGAGGTTAGATACATAAAGCCACAAGTCGTTAAGCTTCGTTCAAGAGTTACAATGTCGAATTTTGAAATGCAATACTATTGCCGTGACAAATCTGGCATGGAGCAATTGAAGAGAAGAGCAATAGAAAGTGTGTACGATGAAATTCTTAAGGGAATGAAGGCAAACGAATTGGTTTCCATTTCGCAATATAATGACATTTATAGTAATAACACTATTTATGAGGGGACATGTGAAATTTATAAAAACAAGTAGTATATGAAGATAAGACAAGCTAAGAAAATCTTGAATATGATGGCGAAAGGAACGGACACACGTTACTTCGATTCAAAATATACATTCAAGAAAGAGAGTAGATTCATTCCTAGATTAAAGAATCTCTATCAGAAAGCAACTATCAGATGGAATAAGGTAAATATGCCGAGTGCTAACGTTAGTTTGTTTCGTTCAATTTTGAGAACTTCAAAGGAATGCGGTCGTTGTAAACATTTCAATGGTATGCTCGCAGGAAGATGTACTAAACTACATGAGTATGTTGAAAGCAGCGATTGGTGTCATGGAACGTTTTTCCATAGAAAGTGAGGTTGATATGAAAATAAGACAAGCTAAGAAGATAATTAAGCAAGTCTATAAGACTAGATATTGGGCATATAGGCAAGGCTATTATTGTGGCAAGAAGGATGCAGGAAAGCTAGCTGGAGACCATCGTTTGTTAAAGGCTATGCGTCTAACAAAGAAGTGGGAAAGTCGCAAGATACGAAATGATGTGAATAAAATACTGGAGAAGAATCCGTTCAAACCGAGGGATCTTCAACGTAGTGCTTTAATATTAATGAGATATGGATGTAGCAAAGCTTAATCAGGAAATTTTAGGCGTAGATTTGGAATACAAAAACGTCTATATTGATGCTGAGAACACAAGAATGATACGTGCCAAATTACCTTATGGGTATTGCGATTTGGTTCGCACAGATGTGTGGAATGGTCGTGTGAATCATCCGGAAGAGCATGATATTGTAAAATATACGGCAATCTCTTGGTATATGGAAGAATTTGTCGGTGGAGTTGATTTAGGTCGCAACTACATGCATGCTAAATATAAGTTCTTTGAGTTGGTTGTGAATAAAAAATATATTTTGGAAATGAAACATAAGAAAAATGAAAATGCTAGATAATAAGTTAATCATAGATATTCCTAAAGGAATGGAAGTGGACATTGAAAAAAGTGACTTGAAAGTGGGCATTATAGCATTCAAGAAGAGACCATTCAGCTATGAGGATGTTATATCTACTTTAATAGACCGTGGCCTTAGCCCTGTCGTTGCTAATGTTACTAATAGTAATGTAGAGAAAATTGTTGCATTGGATAAGTTAATGGATATAGCTAAGTGTTATAATGGAGATTGGAAACCGGATTGGAATTCTAAAGAATGCAAGCATAATATCATGCGAACCAGCGAATACGGTATTACTTCTAGTAGTGATTATAACGAAGGTGCTATTTACTTCAAGAACAAAGAAGATGCCCAAGCCGTTATTGATAATCCGAATTTCAGAAGCATTCTTGATGCAATCTATAAGGACTAAGGCTTATGAAGGAAATGTTCTTTAAAAGTGTAAAGTTCCGTGAAGTTCAGCATTTGGCATTCTCGGATGAATATATAACTGCATACGTATCGGTGAACCATGTTCCTAAGATACACCTAAGTGTAAATACACCTCGTGATGAATATGGGTTTGCGAAAGGTAAATCAAAGCGTTACTTTAGAGTGGGGTTTGGAAAATGGCTCACCGAACGAGCGTTTGTTAAGAAATATTTTAGTGAAGAATAAATGAATATAAAAAAGTCAGATATGGGAAATAAGATTAATGTAGCGGAAATCCTAAAGGATAAGTCGCAAGGAACTAAGTTGTACGACTTATTACGCAATATAGACGTAGAGTTAGATAAAGTCCACACAACAGACGTTGGTACTTATATAGAATGTACATCAACTAATGAAGTAGGCAGTACTCTTTTGTTTGATTATTCAAAACTAGGTACAGAAAAATGCTGGCTTGAAGGCTTACGGATTCTCCTTCCTTCTAAGAATATGCGTGACTGGGGCAAGTTCGCCTGGAAGAAGGGCGATTTGCTTATCAATAGTTGTGGATTTCAGTGCATTTTCAAAGAATGGGCATCTGATGATTATACAAAGTTCAACGGATGCTATTCTAATAGCAGGGATGGTTACGAAGACGTATCAAATGCAGAAACAGCTAAGTTTGTCAAGTTAGATAACAATATTGCCTATGGATATGTCAGAGAGATTGAAAGAAAATTAGGAGGAATATTAAACCTCACCACTTTGGAGATTGAAAAGCAGTATGAGTTCAAGGATGGGGATATAGCTTTTGCCGACTATGGTAATAGACAAAATGTATTTGTAGTATCAGACAAAACAGATTTATCAGAAGGTTATAGCTCATTTATTTCTTTAGATTTAAGTAGTCTAACTTTGAGTATGGGCTGCAGAATTAGTTTCTTTAAGAAAGACCTTTGTAAACTTCGCCTTGCCACTGACTCAGAGAAAAAACAGCTCTTTGATGCTCTCGAAAAGGAAGGCAAAGCTTGGGATGCTGAGAAGAAACAGATTGTGGATTTGAAGCCAAAGGTTGAGCTGAATCCATTCGATAATGTGTTGGTTAGACATCAAAAAACTGAGGAATGGCGTGCAAATATATTTAGCCATACAGATAAGACAGATGAATATCTTGACTATGTATGTGTTAATGGTAGATGGGAGTTCTGTATCCCTTACGAAGGCAACGAATCATTGTTAGGTACAACTAAAGATGTGGAGGTAAGTTATGGACGAAGCTTTTAAGAAAGAACTTATAGAGCATTGTAAAAGGCAAATGCAACGCTTTGAGAGAATGGGAAGAACAGATTCTTTCGCATATAAAGAACATGCTGTTTTACTTAGTTTTCTTGAACGTCCATATTTACATTTTTAATACAACAATAGTTATGATAGACGATAAGAAAATAGAAGGAGCCGCAAGAAGATACAGCAAAGTGACGGATTGTGATAAGGAAGAAGCCTTATTAATTGAAGAAGGCTTTAAGGAAGGTGCTGAGTGGGCTATCAATGAATTCTTGAAGGACTTGTGGCATCAAACAAATAAGGAGCCAGAAGGATATGATGAATGGATATTGCTGCACTATAGTGTAGGCAACTATTATTCATTAGCTCAAGTCAAAGAATTCAAGTCTTGGAAAGGATTTGTTGAGAATATGCCTATAGACGGGTGGTTCTATATTGATGATTTATTCTCAAAGGAAGGAGGTGGATGCAAATGGCCGATGCAGAATTTAATAAGTTTGTGCTTATGCTAGAGAATGAAGCGTTTCGGTTTTCGAGAAGCCAAAACGAATTTAAGGAACATCGAGTAGTGATAGAACAGTCTTTCAAGATAGGAGGGATGTTCATCCTTCGAGAGTTGGAAAAGTATTTTAATCAAAAGAAGTAAGCGTATGATATTATATGAGAATCAATGTTTTGAGCTTTTAAAAGCTTTGTGTTATAGTGTCCCACAGAATCCAAATGTCGGTAGGTTTGAGATTGCAAACGTGATACTTGACACATTACAAAAAATAAAAGATGCGGATTAACAGCTTTCGGGCACAAATTTAAAGATAATGACAAAGGAAGAAATATTGGAAAAGGCATCTGATTTTGAGGATGAAGATGAGTTTGTGAAGTGTGATAGATTGCCGTTCACTGAAGAATTGTGGCTTTTACATCAGCTAGTGTATATCGGCTTGTCTTGCACCTATACAGGTCGTGGCTATATAATTGAGAAACTTAAAGATTAGTAAAATGGAAGCGAATGATTATTTGAAGGCTATGCAAGCTATGGACGAATTGGATAGACTTGTAACTAGTGTTTATCCGGATAAGTTCAAGTTGGTCTGCAAGAAGCATGGAATAGATGAATGCGAGGCGATGAACATGTATTCGTACTTGCAAAAGATGCAAAAAGGTCAGTCTTGGTTAGTTAGATACAAGCCATTGGAATATCTAGAGCGTGTATTAACACTAGCCAAAGAAGCTTATGCGTCTTACATGAACAACGGCTTGATTCTAAGTATGGTCAATTTTGGTGATAAGTACACAAGAATACTTGTAATCTTTGAGAAAGATAGCGTGAGAAGCCAACAGGAATTTGACCTTAGAGAGCAAAGAACATATGTTGATATAGCGGACTTTATTGGAAATGGTTACTCCATCGTATCTGTTATCCGTCAGTCTGACAATGTTGACAGTGAAAAATTTGTTGGAGAAAAGGATGAGCGAAGTCATAGTATTCCTATTTACGATGGTGATGTAATGCTTTGTTACGTGAATAAACCGGAATTTTGGAGTTCCGATTGGCGTAATAGCGGACTTTATATTTGTGAGAGCGGCTCATATCATAGATTGCTATACACCCCGAATAAGGGGTACGTAAGACATGGAGAGCCTGATGTAGATGAAGACTTCACCCTTGATATTGGGGAAGAATCCTTCAGTAGTTATGTTATGACTTTAGACCAGTCTTGGTATAAGTTGGGTAATGTTCATGCAGGTATAGGCTTTTTGAAGGAGAAAGAATAGAAGAGTGGAAGGAGAGGAATATCATTTCCCCTCCTTTGCATTAATTTCCAGTTCGATAGGCTTGCCACAATGAGGGCAGATGATAGCCGGAGACTGCGGAACGGATGGCTGCTCTAGTTGAACCTTTTGCAATTGCTCATCTGTAAGAAGTTGCCAATCCTCTATATTTAATGCAATAGCAATTTGATGTAATGAATCTATACTGGGAGTTGTTTTGCCATTTACTATAAGTGAAATGGCATTAGCGGTAACTCCTATTGCATCTGCTAATGATTTAGCCTTCATTTGGCGTAAATCTAGATAATACTTAATGCGCTTACTTATATTAATAAGGTATTCGCTTTTAATGTTGCTTTTTATCATAAAGTAATATTTTGATTATTTAGGTGCAAAGATACAAAGAAATAAAGTAATAATGTGCTAAAAGCTGTAAAAAGTAAGTAATAGTTAGACAATAAAGGTTAAAAATAAAGTAATATGTTGATTTTTCTCTCAAAATATTTGGCGATTATACAAAAATTACTTACCTTTGCAATGTCTTTAAGAGATAAAGGCTTTAAAGTTTAACTATTAATTGCTGTTATGCAGCCGAGTCGGCACTCGTAAAACGGTATAGTGATTATGGCTACTACATTAAGAAATACATTGAGTGAGGTAATGAAGCTTGCTTGGCAGTTCATCAAGAAGAATGGCTACACAATGAGCGAGGCTTTAAAGGTCGCTTGGATGAACATCAAGCTGAAGGGTCAGATGAAGAAGCGCATCGTGAAGTTCTACTTTCAGAAGGTTGATGGCAGCTTGCGTGAGGCATTCGGCACATTGAGCGAGAAGGTTATCCCAGCTACACAGGGTGCAGGTCGCAAGATGAATGACACTTGCCAAGTGTACTTTGATACCGAGAAAGAAGAATGGCGTTGCTTCAAGAAGGCAAACCTTATGAGAGTTGCATAACAGATTTCTAACGATTTAAAAAGAAACTAGATATGAGCGCAAAGATTATCGTGATGCAAGGCAACATGGTTGCAACCATCGAAGAGACGAACAAGGACGCATTTATCAAGCGTGGTGAGTATAAAGAGACCGATCTGGACAGACATAAGCGTGAGGTCGATTTCTTGATTACAAGCATCGCAAACCGCTACGAAGTGACATTCAATCACAAGGTAGAGCTGAAGGAAAGCCGAAGCATCAAGAAAAGCGAATATTTCGATAACATTTACTACGTTACCGAGAATGCATTGAACAAGCTGAAAAAGCAATACTCATACGAGTGTGACTTGTAATAGATTTCGTGAGGCACACGCTAAACTGCACCGGACTTTGAATATTAAACATTTAAGAGATATGAATAAGAATTTGATGGATGCTCTTTACGTTAAGCATGATGGCAAGATTGGCGTTTTAAGCTCAGATGAACGCAAGGTGGTATCACAAGTTATCGGCACGGATTTGACGATAGTGTACGACAAGAATGAGTGCAATACGTACCTTTTAATACCACTAACCCGAAACCATAAGTTCGAATGCAAAAGTAGCCACATTATCGTGGATGGCAAGCGGTTCGATTCGGACATCTTCTTCCGCAAGGATGCTTGCCAATGGATTGAGATTGACAAAGAAACGTTATCTAAGGTAGCATAATAAATAAGGAGGTTTAAGCGATGAAAGTATATGTAGTAATTTCTTCATACCAACATGGGTTGGGTGAAGCAGTGGAGGTTGATGCAGAAGTCTTCTCTACCATAGATAAGGCAAGAAAAGCGATAGGACACAAAGGGATGAACACTTTGGAGAATTACAAGCGAGTTTTAAATTGCGATGATTATCTATACAATATCTCAGATTCTTTCTTCCATATCTCAGACAGCGAAGGAGAAACGTGGGACAATTTTGACATCGTAGAACAAGAATTAAAATAATAAAGCTATGAAGATTGATTTTATCAAAAATGTTATAGAAGTTGCGAAGAAGTGTGGTTGCCTTGTGACAATTACACTTGTAAATGGGCAGGTATCTCATGTAAATTTTAGTAAGCATATAAAGAAGTTTACTACTACAGATGATGTTATCTACAACGAAGAGGAACATATTGTGACAATAATTGATACGGATGGAAGTTGTGACTACATTGATAGCGATTCCATCATTCGCATATTTAGTAAAAAAGGTGTTTAACAATTGATTAGATAAGAATATGGATGCAGGTCATGTGAATGTGATATTGGGCGAAGCCGAGAATAAAGGTCTTAGAGGAAATATCAACTTGGTAGGTGGAGCAAAGATAAGTTTCGACTTCAATAGTGTTGGTGGTGAAACCTCTTTCAATTGCAATACAAAGAACAGAACACTTATGATTGGGAGTGGAAGTACAGTAGTGTTTACACGTAAATATATTGATTGTAGCTCTATTCAGTATATTGAAGTGCTTGAACGTACAAACTAATTATAGGAGACAAGAATATGAATATACTAGACTATTATGAGGTTGTCACCTCAAAGATTTTCAAGTTGGAAAGCATGAACGAGGGGCTTGTATTGATAGCACCGGAGCAGGAGGTAGATGGAGTCCGTTCCTTGATGGTGGGATTATATGTCCCTGAGCATGAACGATACAAGATATATACTTTCCGTTCATCTATGAACGAGGGCGAACTTGGCGACAAGTACAAGGCGATGGTCGGCACGATGGATGTGCTTAAACCGGATTGGGACAGAATTAAAAAGAAAAGACGGAAGAGGATTTAACCTCTTACCGCCTTAAGGATGCAAGCTATTTCAAGATTATTTTTAGAAAACATGAAAATAAATTAGAGTTTCCTTGTATTTCTCGAAGGTTTTTGTTACCTTTGCGGATGCAAATAATAAAACAATGAGCTTATGAAAGTATTATCAATTCGTCAGCCGTATGCTTGGTTAATCGCTATCGGCTGCAAGACCATTGAGAATAGAACATGGAATAGAAAGTTCCGTGGTCGTTTCCTTATTCATGCTAGTCAAGCTAAACCTGAAAAACTTGACGGATGGCAGGAGAGCGCAATGAAGAAATATTGCCAAGAGCATGGTATTGTTATTCCGGACTTCAAAGACTTGCCAACGTCAGCCATTATCGGCAGTGTAGAGTTGGATGATATTCAATTTCATGAGGCTTATCCGGATGCATTTGCTGAAGATTTCCAATATCATTGGTTCTTGAAGAATGCTAAATTGTTCGATGAGCCGATTAGAAACGTCAAAGGCAAGTTGTTCCTCTGGGATTATGAGTATAATGAAGCCGAAATGTAAAATAACAATACTTTTGTAATAAAAATACAAGTCATTGAAAATTAGCGCAAAAGTGTTTGTTCTTCTAAGAGATAGATAAGAAGTAAATGTAAATATATTATTAAATGTCTAGAATATGAAGAAGGTCTTATATTTTATTTCTTTTGTTGTGCTCTTGTTGACTAGTTGCACATCAAAGGAAAACAAAGCAGATGCCCTTATTAAGGCAAGAGGGTTTGAGTGCGCCAATGTAGAGAAGTTAGAGGAATTTCAATGCAATCCTGCTTCTGCCGAAATGGTTATGGTTGCTTATAATAGTTTGTGGCGCAACGACTCGCTGTCTAGGAATATGTATTTGTCTAGTAGTAATATCAATTATGTTTATAATGAGATACAAAGACAAGAGCAAAATGCAAAAAATCTGTTGGAAAAAGCTGATGAGATTGGCATGATTAATAATCATACAGAATTATGTGGTTATTATGTTGTTATCTCTCCTGATAAGATTAATGGTGCGTATATAGACAAAAATAGAAAATGTACAAGATATGAAGTATTCTTCGATAAAGATGTCGAACGTATCATAGGAATACATCCAATTCGTAAATAAACGAATTAACAGGTTTAGTGTTGTAAAGTTAGTATATTAACAATTTAGATAAATGTGATTATGAAGAAAATTGCTTACGTAGCCATTATTGCAGTAATTGTTGTCATTTGTGGTTACGCAATAAAGGTTGCCTCTGAAAGAGACAAGATGATAGCTGAAGAGTGGGAACAGCATGAAATACGAGCTATATCCAAGGATTCCTGTATGCCAAAACGTGACTTGGTTTTAAAAAAATATTTTGGCAAAAGCTATAAGGTGATTGATAGTCAGTTTTATAACAATAAGGGTTATAATGATCAGAATGGTAGCTTTAGTGATAAAGGAACTGTAGAGGGTGTTGTGGAAGGAAAAAATGGGAAATTTGCGTATGATATGAAAGTCTCAATTCCTTATAGGAATCCTAAAGATTGGAATTTGGAATCGTTGATAGTGAAAGACTTGAAATCATGTCATTATGTATATATCGTGAGAGATGGGAAGCGTGAAGACCCAAGAGAATACGAAAAAGCAAATGCTATCAGTTCTTCTAGTGAGACCGATGTGTATGTTTCGGATGAAGACCTGTATTCAATAGAGGATGCTCTTCAAAAAGAGTGGAATGTTAGCAATGCTTCAAGTTCCGTAGGTGCGGAAAGCTCCAATGTATTCAAGGTGAAGAAAGAAAGCGTTAGTGGACGTGAGGTCACTGTTTCTTATTCTTTACGTTCAACCTATGGTGGTCAGAAAAAATTCGTAGATTTGCATGGTGTTGTCAAGAAGAATAGTGATGGCTCTTGGAGTGTCGTAAACTTAGGATATTAACAGTTTAAATAAATGTGATTATGAAGAAGAAAGTGATAATTGCCATCATCGTAGCTATCGTTGTGATAGGTGGCGGAATTGGTGGCTACGTGTACCATTCCAACCAAGTGAAGGCAGAGAATGCTGCTATTTGCAAGTCTAAGGCTAAAGATATACGTATGTCTTCGATTCGCCTTATATATGGACTAAAATTTATAACAGCTGATTTTATTACGAATTGGAATAGCTCAATAGAAAACGAAGTGGCAATAAACATGAGTAATAAAATCGTAAGTTGCGATGATTTTTCTAAGGCAATGTCTTGGAGATGGTCTTTTTATGATAAGGTCGGGTCTTTTCAAAGAGTGGATAGCTGTGTAAACAAAATGGCAAGTGATTTGTCTTTATTGGCAAAAAACGAAGAGTCAGACAAGCAATTAGTAGAAAAATTTGAAAAAGAATTAGAGATAATTGAAAAAATCAAATCTTTAACAAAAAGACCAACCGGAACGCTTTTAGAGTATTCTGAAAACGTATCTTCCTTGTTTAGCAAACTCTATGATCTTGATGATGAAATATCAAAGACTGTCTTGATTGAAGAGTTGCATGGAAGCGAACGTGTAAAGTTGACATTATGTGATGTTTGGGGAGAGGGGTTGTTGGACTACCCAAAAGCAAAAACAAAAGTTATAAAAATAACGGCAAAGGATTACGTTTTCATAGACTTAAAGGATAATCTTAATAAATTATCAGATTAGCGAGGAAACTAAACTTTGTTATTAATTATAATAATGTGTAATCTTTAAAATAGGTTTCTAAAAGAAAATAAAGTTTAAAAGAATAAAGAAATACACTAAATAACTGCATGTTTCAGAAACTATGCTTATCTTTGCAAACGAAATCAGAAATGTTTTAGCCGTGAAGAGGTAAGCATGGTTACTGAGATAAGAAGAAATTACATGCTGGTTTGATGAGACTCAATTGAACGAGGAGGAAGTATTACAGGTGGCCGAGATTGCAGGTCTTCGCTATCATGTCGGTACTTATAGAAAGCTTTATGGAGCATTTAGAGTCGAAAAGAAATAATTCACATAACTACAAAGGTAGGGTAAGGTAAGGCTGGGTTAGGTCTGGTAAGGTAAAGAGTGGTTTGGTGGAGTGAAGTGGAGTTAGGTAAGGTTTAGTGGAGAAGAACTTCCTACATGGTGGTTATCCAAGGTTCGATTCCTTGGTAGGAAGCAATTTTAAAAGAATTACAGACTGTCGTGATTTGACGGTCTTTATATATAGAAGAAAAATAAGTAAACAAGACCGAGCCTTCTGCATGTGAATGTGGAAGGCTTTTTTAGTATCTATACCTTAATTTTTGCACTTAAATCTTTAGTGAAATAGCACGCCTTTATTCTTTCGTTATTCCTTTGATTATTAATTAATTTTGCCAATAAAATTATAAAAAATGGCAGAATTAAGATTCGATGTCAAAGCGAATTTCGAGCAGGTTACGAAACTTCGTTCCGAGTGCGAAAAGTTGAGGGCTGAGTTGTTGAAGACCAATAAGTCAACCGACCCAGCTATTGTTGCGGATTTGACGGAAAAATATGCAGATGCAAGTAATCGCTTAAAGGATTTAACGCAAGCAGCTTCAAGAGCCGCTTACGTGATGTCTTCTGAGTTTAACAAGAAGATGCAAGCAGCCGCAAGGGAAGTTTATAGCTATGAACTTCAAATGCAAGCTACCAAAGACCGAATAGAGAAAATCCAACAGCAAATCACTAACAAGAGATTAACTCTTGGAGTTACAACGGATAAGTCATCCATAGATTCTTTACAGAAGAATATTGACTATCTGAAAGGTTCTTTGGCAGGTCAAACTGCGCAGCTGAAGAACCTAGAAGGAGGTGCTGTCGGTGCTCGTCAGACCTTGGAGAATATGCGGAATGAGTATGTTTTGTATGCAGGTTCAGCAAATCCGGCAAAAGAGGCAACAAATATGTTGACCGATAGCATGAGCCAAATGATAGAACGCATGAAGTCCGCTCCAACTGCCGGAGAGGGCATGTCTAGCTTGTTCCAAAGGGTAACGGGTGATGCTCACATGCTTTCGGCAACATTACTTGGTGGTTTAGGATTTGAGCAACTGGCAGGTAGTATCTTTAATACTCGTTCTCAATTCCAACAACTTGAAATATCTTTCAATACCATGCTTGGTAGTGCGGATAAGTCTAAACAATTGATGGATGAACTTATCCAAACGGCAGCTCATACGCCTTTTGACATGTCCAGTATTACGAGCGGAGCAAAACAACTTTTGGCATACGGAACGGAAGCGAAAGATGTTAATAAAACTCTTGTTCAGCTAGGTGACATTGCTTCGGGCTTGAACATTCCGCTTGGAGAACTTGTTTATCTTTACGGAACGACCGTTTCGCAAGGAAGAATGTTTACAATGGATTTGCGTCAGTTCATGGGTAGAGGTGTTCCATTAGCAGAAGAATTGGGTAAAATCTTACACCAAAACACAACTGAGGTTCAAGAGTCTGTTTCTAAGGGAAAAGTCACATCAGACATCTTCAAGGAGGCTATCGCTAATATGACGCAAGCTGGCGGTCGTTTCGGAGGCTTGATGGAGCAACAATCAAAGACATTGGAGGGTCAGTGGAGTAACATTGGCGATTCTATCCAGCAAGCGTTTAACGAAATCGGCAAAAAATCCGAGGGCGTGTTCTCTAGTGGATTGTCAATTATTTCTGCTATGGTAGAGAATTGGCAAGAGGTAATAAAAGTTATTGGTGTAGCTACAATAGCTGTTGGTTCTTATCGTGCATCATTAATGGCGGCTGCTTCTATTCGCAAAGCAGAGGAAGCGCAACAAGCTGATGATATGATGAAGGGAATTGATGCTGAAATCAAGCGTTTGCAAGACCTAGAGTACTCAAACTACAAGTCGCTGGGTAAGGACAAAAAGCAAGAGCGAGTAAGCAAACAACAAGACTTGGCAAGTATTGTTGGAGATACCGCTGTGTCCGATGACTTTGTAAAGGCAAGATTAGATGCAGCAGAGCAAGAGGGCATTATTACGGAACAAATGCGTTCTCAATTAGAGATGAAACGTGAACTCTTGCAGGCTCAGCAACAAGCAACAGCACAAAGCCAGATAGAACTTGATGAAGAAAAGAGGAAGACCGAGGAACTTCGTCAACAAAAAATAGAGTCTCTTAAAGATGATTTGAAGACTACTACGGAGAAAATATCAAATCTTGATGATAGGGATGTAGAGTTGGCTAGACAATATACATCAGCTTTGAATGATTTACAAGATGCCCAAGATGCCTTTGCTGAGGCTCAAAAATTGGTTGAGGAAACTGCTGGTGGCGCAAACTTGGCTTTTGATGCAGAGGGTAATGCCGTGAATGCGCTAGAAGCAAAAGAACGTTTGGAAACGGCAACAAAACAAGTGAATGCTGCTCAAACAAAGATTTCGACCATTGAAAGCGAACGTAAGACGATTGCTCAAACAAAGGAGAATTTAAGTAAGCAACAGGCTACGATACAAAATAATATAAATACCATTTCTCAAACTTCTAATACCACTGCCAAGAAAGCCGGAATATTGGCGACAACAACAGCCACTATCAAAAATGCGCTTTATGCAGCAGGTACAAAGTATACGACTACGGTTGTCAATCTTTTTTCAAGTGCGGTAAGAAGTAGCGAAAAGGCTTTAAAAAGTATGTGGGCGGCAATGGCTGCTAATCCGATAGGTGCATTGATAACATTGGGAACAACTTTGTATTCCGTATTTTCTATGTTTGGAGACGAGACTGAAGAAATATCGGCAGATACAACACATTTTGGGGAAACAACAAGTTTGACCAGTAAAAAGGTTGAAACATTGATGAATGTGTTAAGAAATACAAATGAAAGTACTGATGCGCATAAAAAAGCAAAAGATGAACTTATTGAGGTATATGAACAATATGGAATAAAATGCGACAATGAAAAGGATAATTTGGAAACGTTGAAAAATAAGCATGACGCTTTTATTGCTTCTTTACAATTAGAAAATGCTGAACGAGAAAAAGCTAACGCTTTGATGTCTATATCTTCTCAATATGAGGAAGCAAGGAAAAACCTAGATAAGGATTTTTCTGATTCACTAGGTGGTAGTTGGCTTGATTTCGGACAACATATTGATAAAGAAGACATATCAGCTGTACAGATGATGTTTAATTCCCTTGTTTCTGATGATGTGTTGACTAAGATAGACTCTTTAAGGCAGAAAATGGATTCCGCAAAGAAAGGAACATTGGAATATGCTAATGCTGCACAAGAATACGATGCTGCTCTTCGCAACTTGTTAGTTCCTTTTGAGGAATGGGGTAAGAAGATGGGGTACAATAGTTTCGTGATGGCAAGTTTGCGAAGTTCGATATTAAAGCATATAGATAGTATAAACTCTTTGAATGAAAGTTACAAAAAGGCAGAGGACGCAATATATAAAGGAAGCACAGCAACTGTTGATTGGAATAACTCCCAAGCAAAGGCTCGTTGGATAGTTAACAAGAACAAGCAATCAATCCAAGAATTGGTAGAGCAAACTGATAATCTTATCAATTTATGGAATAAAGAATACGGGTTGAATTTAAAAATTCATTATGATGATTCGGAAATTCCAAATTGGATGAAATCTATGACAACGAAGGAGTTGCGAAATTTAATTTCAAGGAGAGAGGCGGATATTTTACAACAGGAAAATCACGAAAAGAAAACTGGGCATAAGTTGGTAACACGTTCAGGAGGTAAGTTTAGGTCAAGAACGGAAAACCAAACGGATGTCGCAATGGCGAAATCTATAATTCAATCACGTACACCAAAGAGTAGTACAACAACAAAATCAAATACAACCCATACTACTCCAAAGAAAACAGGTACAACGGATGACCCACAAGCAAGAGCGTATGAACGCAAGAAGGCTGAGGAGGACTATTCCAAGTCTATTTCATCCTATTCGGAGAAAGCTATCCAAGACATGACCAAGAACCGCATCAATGCGATGAATGAGGGTTATAGCAAGGAATTGGCTCAGATAACGGAGAATGCCGACAAGGAGAGAAAGGCGGTAGAAGATGGTATAGACAAATTGGTTGAGGCTAGGAAAAAACGTGACCAAGCTGTTTGGGTTAATTCTGGCAAGGGTCGTAAGGCTAATATGTGGAAACAGAGCAAAACCGATGAAGAGTATAAGAATGAGGTTTTGAATGAAACCATGAAGGATAGCAAGGGTAATCCGGTTAAGGTTAATGGCATGGAGATGACCATAGGCATGAGCGTTGCTAATCAGATGAATGCAATTCGGGATAAGGCGGTAAAGCAGAATGAGGATGTGCTTGCTAAAGAAGCGCAAAGCATGTACGATTATCTGAAGACTTATGGTACATTCCAGGAGCAGAAGTTAGCTATTGCTGCCGATTATGCTAAGAGGATTAGCGAGGTTGAAAACTCTACGGATTCGGACTCAAGCAAGCAATGGAAGATAAAGTCTTTGAAAGAAGAGCAGAAGAAAGAGACGGATTCGGTAGAGGCTAGTGCTATTATGCAGAAAATAGACTGGTATCAAGTCTTCGGAAATGTTGGTGGCATTATGAAGGATGCGCTTGTTCCTTTATTAGCAGATCTGGATAAGTTCGTAGGTACGGATAAGTTCCAAAATTTGGGTGCAGACCAGCAGAAGAGTATCGTTGATGCTATGCAGAATATCCGTAATTCGATTGGTAATACAAGTGATTTGGGTTGGAAAGACCTTGCAAGGGACGTTGTAGCTTATCAGGAGGCTCTGAAGAATGCGAAAATTGCACAAGAGGAATATACGGAAACGGAAACCGAGCTTATACCTCGAATTAAGGATTTGCAAAATCAGATAGCGAATGCGAAAAAATCGGGCAATGTCGCAGAGCAAGCTAGATTGCAAAATGATTTGAATAAAGTTCAAGGTCAGTTAGCGGAGTCCGGCAAGAAGATAGTTACGGCTAACACAAAGGTTCGTTCAAGTGGTCAGAAGTTGGCACAAACCACACAGAATGTAACGCAACCGATTTCCGCTATCCATGAGTTCCTTTCAACTTCCGGACTATCCGATTTGGCATCTCTTTGGGATAGTTTCGACCAACTTAAAGGTGGAATTGACGGATTGAAAGCTTTGGATGAGGCTAAGAAAGCGGCTGATGGTCTGAAGGATATGGGCAAGGAAGCCGCAGACGCAGCCGCAGACGCTGGCAAGAAAGCTGGTGATGCGCTAAGTGAAGGATTGTCAAAAGCCGGACTTATAGGCCAAATTGTTGCTGCCATTTTGAAGATACTTGATGTTTTGAAGGATGGTATCGGAACATTGATTAGCAGCTTGATTGATACAGTTCTGAATGCGGTCAATGGTATATTGAAGAATATCCTAAGTGGTGATTTTATCACACAGATAGGAGGGTCTTTGGTAAGCGGTATTGGCAATATTCTCAATACAATATCGTTTGGTGGCTTCAATAGTTTGTTTGGAGTTAGTGGAAACGCAAAAGAAGTAAACCGGACTATAGATAAATTGACGGATAGAAATGAAATCTTGACGGATGCTATAGACAAGTTACGAGACTCTATAGACAAGAATAGTGGTATTAAAGCCGTAGAGGATGCTAAAAAAGCCGAAAACCTCCAAAAGGAGAAAGAAGAAAATTTAAAGAGTATCATGGAGGCGCAAATGGGTTATCATGGCTCTCATCACAGTTTTAACGCTTATTTCCGAGGATTTTCGCAAGAGCAAATCAAAAAGGTGTCCGATGCAATAGGCAGACAATGGAATGGTAATCTTAACGACTTGCAATCTGCTGATGAAGCAGCTGCCATTTTGCAGAATCCAGATATGGTTGAGGCTATCAAGAATACAGGTAAGGGTGGCTATGGAGGTAGAGTTCTTGAAAAGTTGAAAGACTATGCGGCTGAGGCTGGAACATTAGAGGAAATTGCTGATGACCTTGCAGAAAGCTTGACGCAAATATCTTTTGATAGTTTGAAGAGCGAGTTTATAGATACTTTGATGGATATGAATTCCTCTGCTCAAGACTTCTCTGATAATTTCTCCAAGATGCTTATGCAAGCCGTTCTGAAAGCTAAGGTGGATGATTTGTTGGAAAATGATATGCAAGCATTCTATGACGAATGGGCGGAACGAGCTGAGGCAAATGGTGGTAAATTGTCAAAGACAGATATAACTGCCTTGAAGGGAAAGTATGATGAAATGGTTCAAGAAGGACTGAAGATTAGAGATGAAGTAGCCGAAATAACGGGCTATAAGCAATCTTACGAGCAGTCCGCTTCTTCCGGTTCTTTTGAATCAATGAGCCAAGATACTGGAGAAGAGTTGAATGGTCGTTTCACTGCGGTACAAATTGCAACAGAGGGAACGTATGAGGAAACAAAGCTCATAAATACCAAGTTGGATGCTATTGCGGCTCGTGATGGTGGCGCAGAGAGTAGCTTACTAACAGCTAGCGTGAATACTATAATGGGTAATGTAGGTAACATTTGGTTAGCTGTTGATGAGGGTAGGACTATCCTTGCACAAAGCTTAATGTACTTGCAGTCGATTGATGAGCGACAAGAGCGTTGGCATAAGCCTATGTTGCAAGCATTCAATGATATACACGAATTGAAAGATAAGATGAGTAGATTGTAAACTTAATTTGTGCCATGTTAAAGTAAGAGGGGAATGCGTGATGCACTCTCCTCTTTTTGGGGGTGAAAGTTTTTGTTTTTCACAATATAGATAAGTGTTGTTAAACTGAGTGTTAATTTTTGGTAGAGTGGAAAATAATAGTTATCTTTGTGGTCGAATTTCAAAACTTATAAGGACATGAAGATATTAGAACCGAGATATGAAATCCTATCCCAAGGTGAGGGCATGGATGGAGTTTATAAACAGATAGAGTTGTGCGGTCGTACATGTTATGCGTCAAGTATGAAGATTGATAAAGAAAGCGCAAAGCCTTTCGTTGAGCGTATGGTAAGCAGTAATCATCTTGCCATGTGTGAGCATGGAACGATTTACCTCCATGTTGCCTATGAAGAAGGATTTTTTGTACCGGAGTCTTTATTGGTCAAGCACTATCGTGAGAACAAATATTCAAAGGTGATGCAGATTGGCAGTGACTACTATATCACAACCAACTACAGAGTGATAGTTGAAAATAACTGGTTTGAGGATTTGGACTATATTTGCGAGCCTACGGAATGGCATGAGAAGCGAATAACAGTCCGTTTTACTACTCAGATTGCGGTAAGTAGAGAGGCTAACAGACATCGTGTAGATTCCGTAGCGGAACAAAGCACCCGATATTGCAACTATAGTAAAGATAAGTTCGGAGGCGAGATTGCTATCAACAAGCCAAAGTGGGTTAGCGAAAATGATGCGGTTAATCCATTGTCTTTTGATGGTGGAACATTTGTTGACCTATCAAAGAACATCGGTAGTTATGAACATTGGAGTCCGGTAGAAAAATGGTGGTTTGCAAATAGAGTATGCGAAATGATGTATTTGTCTTTGGTCAAGGATGATGGTCTTAAGCCACAGGATGCGAGAACAATACTTCCTCTTGATACCAACACGGAGTTGATTCATACCGCATTTGTGAGCGATTGGAAGCATTTCTTCGAGCTGAGAAGCCTTGGTACGACCGGAAAGCCTCATCCAGATATTGAGGTCTTGGCAACACCATTGATGAATGAGTTCAAGGAACGAGGTTTGATTTAATCGCTTATGAAGAAGAAAGCCAAGCAAATAGCCAAGGTGATGAGCAATGACGCTTTGGAGGTTGTTGCTCAGATGATTGTTGATGAGGCTAAAGGTGTGCGCTATGAAGTGTATGCTGATGGCTCTAGTAAGAACAACAAGTGTGGTTGCGGTTGGCTTGTGCTTCATAAGGGAGCGATTATCAATAGTGGGAAATATACATTTATCACAGCCAAAGTGAACGATTCGGTGAGAGCCGAAATAAGGGCGGTCATTCAAGCATTGGGTGATTGCCCTCCTTTGTGTTCTGTTGATGTATATGTGGATTGCCAAGTGGCTATAGAGAGAATACAGGCTTGCAAGTTAGGAGACTTACAGCCTATATATAATAAGGTAGCGAAAGGCAAGGTGATAAGATACCATTGGGTTAAGGCTCATAGAGGTAATATGTATAACGAAATGGTGGATTCTTTGGCTTTTTCTGCTACAGAAAGTTAATTTCGTGCCCACATATATAATAAGCGTTAAAATATAAAAGAAATACATTAAATAATTTGCATATTTCGATAATTCTTTGTATCTTTGCAATGTAATTAAGAAACAAGGTTACTAATTAAAAAGGTGAGACACACCGTAAAAACTGTGATTCGTTATGAATACTAGATTGAGTAAGAAAGAGACAATGGTTTATGGCAACATCGAAGTGATGGCTGATGTAATTGGTGGTAACAAGTACTTTACATTTGCTGAGTTGTATGATTTCGATTTGGATAATACCAAGGATGAGTTGAAAGAAATTTTAAACTCTTTGACTGAGAAAGGTTACTTGAAGAGTTTTCACGATTTCGACGAAACTTATCGAGTTTTAAAGTAAGAATAACAAAGGGGATATAAAATCCCCTTACAATATAAATTTAGAGCGTGAGACACACGTAAAACTGTATTGAAACAATGAAAAAGGTATTCACAATTGAGAATGCGTTAGCGTTTTTATTTGCTCTTGAAATAGTATCATTAATTTATTTTCTTGGATAGGGCTTATGCAGATTAAGTTTGGTAAGATAAAGTTTACTGCGGCTAAGTCCGAAAAAGGATGCCGCTTTGATGCTTGCTACAAAGGGGAGCATGTGGCTTTTGAGAGTGAAGATATGTCTTTGTATGATGATGTTTTTTCTGATAATAACAGAAGAGCAAAGGCTGCAAAGAGAGTGATTTACGAGAATATTAAGCACAAGTATTATGAGACCCATAGAGATTAGCGATTTCAACGCTGCCGATGAATTTGTCGTTGAGGCAATGATGCAAGATGGCAAATTCAAGGTTATCGGCAAGGTTATTATTGATAATAATCTTCTGAATGATGATGATTTGGAAACCATCTGGGATTATGCCAACTGGGAGACGAACGGCTATGAAAAGATGGTTGTCTCTAACGGAGTGTACAAAGGCTTGAAAGCATTTAGCGATGGGCGTTTGTTCTATGTAATTACTGATGATGAGGTCGGAGTGGTAAACGACAATATCATGGTACGTAAGCATTATGATGTCAACAATGGCTATTATATAAAGTCATCAAGGTTACACAAGGAGCAATCCAGGGATTTGTGGTGCTTTGGTAGCTGCGAGACCATAACTAACGAATATAAGTCAAACCCTTTTATATGTGGTAAGTGATGGCAAAAAAGATTAATCATATTAAACCTTCCTTCATTGAAGGCGGTGAAGTCTGGCATGATATTGATAAGTTCCCGATGCTAGACCATACAATTCTAGTAGAGTTGCTGGAAAAAGGCTCTGACGTATTGATTTACCAGACGCAAAATGTATGTATTGAGCGTGTGGATAGGTTCATACCTACGAAGTCTTTTGTTCCGAAGCGTTGGGCGTATGCGATAGACTTAGCTCAATGCAAGCAACTTGAAGGATGAAAACAAAATACAAAACTAAGAATAAGCATATGGAAGAATCAAGAGGTGTTTACACATTACCAGTCTTGTATAATGAGCAAAGTGGTACAAACGAAGGTGTATGTGTAAGAAAAGAACTTGGAGTAGTTGTTGCAATCGACAATGAAGATGAGTTTAAAGGTGTTTTTTCAAAGGATGGTGAGGTTGATGTATTCAAGCAGTTACTATCACAAGAAGTGTATCGTTACTATACAGAGCACAACGCATTCCCTACTGGGCCTTTGGTTTCTTACAAGATGGATGGCGACATCATCTTTGATTACGTTGAAGTAACTATTGGAAAAATGTATGGCGGTTATGTTTATGTTGTTCATTACAACTTTGCAAGCACCGCATCATGATAAACAAGATTGATTATGACAGTAGTAAGAGATAGAATTAAAATTGCAGCTCAGATTGAAGTCTTGGAGGACATTGCTATTGACTATAGGGGAAAGACAATAGACAATATCATTCAACAGCTAGAAGCAAGGTTGAGTGCGTTGAAGTAAGTTCAAATTTTTGAAGTTGAAAGACTATGAGTGGTGGACGTTTTGATTATGCTCAGTATAGGATTGCTGACATATACACAAAGATAGAAGATTATGTTGATGGTCATCCATTGGATGAGGAAGATGAAAGATGCTTTCTCGAAGACCGATGGCTAGAGGAGGAAGAAGACAAGTATGTTAGAAAGCATCATCATACGATGCCTAACAGATATGGCTTATCTAAAGAGACTATCAAGGAATTCAAGAAGGGTATTGAGCTTCTGAAGAAGGCTCAGGTTTATGCCCAAAGAATAGACTGGCTTCTTTCCGGTGATGATGGAGAAGATAATTTCCATCTACGTTTGAAAGAGGATTTGGCAAATCTTAAAAGTAAGAAAGGATAGATTATGAGTTGGAATTATCGTTTAGATACACCTATGATGCAATTAGCTGAAGAGGTGAATAAGAAATATGATACCGATGCTGGTAAGATGCTTCTTTGCACTTATCTCTTTATGGTATCAAGTGAAGAGGTCAAGGACAAGCAAGCTTTCTTTGATTGGGTAGAAGAATTGAGTAAGTCTAGCAAGTGTGATGCGGTAAGGGAGTACGTGGAAATCAAGGACAAAGCCGATTGGCTGCATGGTGGATTCTGTAAGCCGATTTACCGCCACTACAAGGGTAATTTCTATGAGTATCTTGGAGAGGTTACTGATAGCGAGACTTCTGAGGTAAAGGTTGCGTATCAAGCAGTGTGCGGACAGCATGAAGTTTGGGTGCGACCAAAGGAAATGTTCTTTGGTAATGTTGAGGTAGATGGTAAGCTAGTTCCTCGATTTGAGAAGGTAGATTTAAAAGACTTAGAGAAACAAGCCGAGATCAATGGACAGAAGAAAGATTAAGAGTTTGCTAGGTCTAGCAATCTTGCGAGTGAATGAAGTCGTACCGGATTTCGAAGACTTGAATAAGGTTCTTCCTTTGCTTAGACAGGCAATTGATGAATTAGATAAGTCTGATTCGGGTTCAGTTTAAAAAGGGTGGAAAATGGCAAATAAGCAGACGATAAAACCAAAGGTAGTTCCTTTTGAGATAGCCAAGCTTCTGAAGGAGGTTGGCTACGATGAGAAGATAGCCGAATTTTGGGCTTATGCTAGTCCTTGGACAGCAAAGGGTGGTATTCGTAAGGGTGGAAAATATAATGAGCATTACGGCAGTTATATCGCTTATTCAAATTCCGAGTGGGAGAAATCCAATATTGAGTTTTCTGCTGCCTTAAAGTTGAATAGTAAGCATCCGGCAATATCCGCTCCAAGCTATGATATGGTGTTAGATTGGCTTTTAGAGCATTTCGGTTACTGCATTTGTGTTGCAAACATTTCGAAAGGTAAGTTCTGTTGGCAAACTACATCATGGTGTGTAGAGGAAGGCTTGTGTCATACGGATGGTAAGGAATATTCCAGTAGATACAAGGCAATGGATGCCGCTTTCAAGAGTATCTTAAAGGCTCGCATTGAGAATAAAGATAACGAGGTAATCAAAAGACTTTTGGAGGAAATACAAGATGGAAAGAATTTATGATACTTTTGTACACGCAATAATGATGAAGTTAGAAGCTCGTTTATGTACTGAACTCGAATGTGTTTATAAGAATATAACAAACAAGATTGTTGAGAAGAAAGGTAAACTTACCAACGAAGACGTAATTGAGTTTCAGAAAAAACTACAAGAAGTGTACGACAGGAATGCTGCTATTCGTGAAGAGGTTACTGACATTAAAGATTCCAAGAAATGTATCTTAACTAAAGAAGCATGTGAAGAGTTAATAAAGCGACTTTGCGTGATTAATATAAAAGAAGATGAACAAGCAAAGAATGATAGAGTGGATAGCCACTTGTGATACAGGTGTCTCTTCAATGACTATGTGGAGTGCATTGATGGGGGTAAAACGAAAGAAAGATTTGGATATTCCTAAAGACAATCGTGACTTCCGTAGATGCTATGATATGGTAGAATACGGACACGTAACCTTGGATGAGCTACAAGTTGTAAAGAAGCAATATCCTTGGTTTGCTCCTGTTGTTGACAATTGGAAGGAATTGTCTCTTTTGTTTGAGGAAGAGTTGGACAAACGTTTGTATATACGAATCCGTCAGCTTTGCAAAGAGTCAGATGCTATCCGGTATGAGGTAAAGGGAGGACTTTATTATGAAAGGGGTTTTTGGTATAATGTTTAATTATTTAAAAGATAGAAAGAATGAATAAAGACAAATTAAAGGTCAGCTTTGAGATTGACCGCTACAAGGTAATTGGTATGCTTTCACGTAATTGTGAGAATGCTGAAGAGTACAACGAGATTATGGATATTCTTGAAGGCAAGAATGAGTTTGTGCGTGATGCGAATGGTAACGAGGAACTTGCAAGCCGCATTTGCAATTATGCTTTAGACTCTATCTTGGTTGAGAATCCAGATTTGGCTCTCCGTAAGCGTTTGGATAAGGAACAGAAAGGCGATGATGCTCCTGATGGAATTTCAAATGTTATCGAAATCAAAGGTGATGACGCAAAAAAACTTGTAGAAACTCTTTGTGGCATTCTCTACAAGGGTAAGTGATGTAAAATTCATCAAAAGAATATAAATAAACACTAAAACACTTGCAAGTATAAGAAAAAATGCTTATCTTTGCATCGTGTTTGAAACAGATGGCCTTCTGAGAGGTCGCTTCTACCATAAGTCAAGACTTAGGAGTTTACGGCATGGTTTCCACATTACCCAGTCCAGCTAGACTATAACAAGCAACTCTTATTAGGGTGAGAGACCCTAGTTGCTGCATTAGACAAGTGGTTAAGTCGCCAGCTTTTCACGCTGGTATTCAAAGGTTCGAATCCTTTATGCAGTACATACAAAATTGCCCTATGGTGTAATGGCAACACTACAGTTTTTGGTTCTGTCATTAGTGGTTCGAATCCGCTTGGGGCAACAAGGTGGAATTGGTATATGTTCCACAAAAGGTGCGATATTCAAGCGGTTAAAGAAGATAGACTGTAAATCTATTCCCATTGTGGGTTCGGTGAGTTCAAATCTCCCTTGCACCACGAGAACTTTTGTCATAATACGAGGAATGTAGCTCAGTAGTAGAGCACTTGGCTTGGTAACTAAGGGGGCGTTGGTGCGAATCCAATCATTCCTTTACGCTTTCGTAGCTCAGTGGCAGAGCATAGGATTTTTAATCCTAGGGTCGAAGGTTCGAATCCTTCCGTTGGCACAATGATACACAAGAAGAGAGCCGTGATGTTTGTTTTGTTGGAATCTCGGACATCTGTCAATGGGCAAACGTAGGATGCAGATGAGACGAATAAAGTTGTGAATAAGTCTATGAACTAGGGGAACAAGCGGAATGGCTCTCTATTGTGCTTCATTTGATGGTTTAACGAAAAATTGAAGAATATGAAAAGTCCGTTAAGAATGGCAGTCGCTTTAGAAAAGAACAACAAGATATATCCAAAAGATGTACGGAAGTTCTTGATGGGATTGTACGCCACGCTGCATTTGACAGATAACGCAACGGCTAAAGATATGGAAAAGCTGGTATATTATGCTTTTCGGAATGGTTACCTACTAGGTGTTAAGTCTGAAGGAGGTGATGACCAAAAAGCGTATGACAGACTACCGGATTTGGGAGTAGAAGAAGATATTGGTGATGATTTAAAAAGATAGTCGATAAAAATTGGTAATTAGTTAGTAAAGTTTTTTAGGCTTTGGTGTGTGAACATCGAAGCCTTTTTATATATAATAAGGTAAAATAAAAGCTGAAATGTTAACAAGACTCATATATCAGTTAGGAAAGGTTAAAATACGAAAGAAAAACATTAAATAACTTGCATGTTTCAAAACTTATTCGTATCTTTGCATCGTCAATCAAGATAAGTTGGTTGATTTGCCGAGTGACAAGTTTCACTCAATAAGGTGAGAGCGACACCAAGGGGTAAGACCCGAAACAACTAGCACAATTGATTATGTCTAAGCAGACTGGTTTTTCATTTGCAAGTTCAAAGAAGTCATTAATCGAGACTATTGACGAAATCAAGAAGTCAAAGATGCCTCGCAACGAAAAGATTGTTGCATTGAAGGCTTGCGGTCTTCGTGAGAAAGAAATCTCCGATATGTTGAAGGTTTGTGTGCCAAACGGTTCAACTTCAACGAGATTCGTTTATACATTCGGTGTTGAGATAGAATGTGTTCATGCCGAGCGCAATGCCTTGATAGAGGCAGGTCGTCAGAATGGTGTTGATATTCATTCTGAGGGCTATAACCACACCGACAACAAGAGTTATTTCAAGATTGTTAGTGATTCTTCAGTTGGTGGTGATATAGACCCTAACGAGGTTGTAAGTCCGGTATTGAATGGCAATACAAATGGTATGGCAACCTTAAAGAAGGCTATCAAGTCTTTGGATGCCGTAGGTGCAAGAGTAAATTCTACTTGTGGTCTTCACGTTCATATTGGTGCAGCAAAGTTGACAGGTGAGCAGTATGTTAACGTCTTCAAGAATTATCAGAAACTTGAAAGATTGATTGATAGTTTCATGGCTCCTTCAAGAAGAGGTAATTGCCGTTGGGCAGCCAGCTTGCTTGACAAGGATTTCACTAATTGTCACAGCAATCAAGATATTAGATTCGATGTCTTTCATGGAGATAGATATTATAAGGTCAATGCAGAGAGCTATACACGTCACAGGACAATCGAGTTTCGCCAACATCAAGGTTCTACCAATTTCAAGAAGATAGAAATGTGGGTGAAGTTCTGCGCAAAGCTTGTCGGTTGGTCTCGCAACAATGTCTTCACTAGTGAGGTTATGAATATCGAAGATATACCTTTCTTGAATAAAGAAGAGAAGGCTTTCTTCCAGAGTCGTAAGGATGCATTTGCAACCAATAACGATTAATTAATGTAGTCCTAGGGTAAAAGCCCTAGGACACAAAGAAATCAAAGTATTATTAAGAAAAAGAAAGGGTAAAGATATGTGTGTTATTATTGTATGTCCGAAAGGTGTTGCTTTGCCATCTGTAGATGAGCTAAAGGCGGCGTATATGAGAAATCCAGATGGTTGCGGTTTTGTGAGCGAGTCTGACCATTACAAGAGTTTGCATTTCTCTACATTTATCCGTAGATTGATGAAGCGAGATATAAATGAGAATGTAATCATACATTTCAGATTTGCTACTCATGGTTCTGTCTGTGTCAAGAATTGCCATCCATTCTACAAGGCAGGTTATTGGTTCGCACATAATGGAGTGCTCCCGATTTGCTCCGAGCATGATAAAACAGATAGTCAAATTTGTTTTGAACGTTTCATTTATCCTACTATCAAGAAATATGGTTGGGGTTCTGATGAACATATGAAAGAAATGAACAAATGGACAGCTCATGGTTCTAAGTTTGCAATGTTGCATAATGGTGAGATTGTGAAGTCCGGTAAATTCATAGAGCGTGATGGACGGTTCTATTCTAATTTGAATCATTTGGGTTATATGAGAAATGTAATAAACTTTTAGAAGATTAATGTTTAGGTTCTTTTTATTCGACAAGCGTCAGATGTCCGTGAGGATATTTGGCGTTTTTTTGTTATATAAGGAGTTCTATTTTGCGTAGCTATTAATTGTTCGTTTATGTGATGAAATAGCCTTAAATCGCTTAGAAATGCCGTTATTACTCACTTTTGCTTAAAAGTGAGATACTTGCAAATGGTTTAGTGCATTTATTATTCTTTTCGTATTATCTTTGCACTAGTTTTAACAAATATATCGAAAGAATGAAAGATAAAATTTTCCAGTTACTAAAACAAGAGTATAAGTCTCTTGGGTTAGGTGATGAAGTTCTTCAGGCACATGCCGAAATGCTTGATAAGATGGGGCTTGTTACTGATGACAACATCGAGACAGTGGTTGCTAGTCAAAAGAGTTTTTTGGAGTCCTTGCAAAAGGACAATGACCGCAGAGTTACCGATGCCAAGAAAAAGTTCGAGGAGGCACAGAAGGCTAAAGAAGATGCTGAACGCAAGGCTGCTGAAGAAGAAGCCAAGAAGAAAGCTGACGAAGAAGCCAAGAAAGCCGCTGAAGAAGCCGAAAAGAAACGCTTGGAGGAATTGGCAAAGAAAAACGAAATGCCGGATTATCTCAAAAAATACTTTGAAGAGCAAGCAGCAGAGAAGAAAGCTTCAGATGAAGCAAGAACCAAGGAACGTGAAGAGTTCAAGAAACTCGTTGAGACCTTGACTCAGAAGAACACAGACCAAGCCAAGACTTACAACGAACAGATGGAGGCGCAAAGCAAGACCATTAAGGAATTGCAAGAAACTATCCAAAAGCAAGCTGAGGAGGCTAAGGCTAAGGAAGAGGCTGCTGCGAAAGCAAAGGCAAAGGCAGACCACGATGCGAAGATTTTATCAAAGGCTAAGGAGTTGGGCATTCCCGAAAGTCGTATCAACGAGGGTTTCACCTTGAGCGATGATGCTACAGATGAAGCTATCGAAACATACCTCTCCAAGGTAGCGAACAACTACAAGGCGTTGCAACAACCACAATTCGGGGGCAGCTATCGTGCTAGCGAGGGCGAGCCAACAAAGGAGGACGTTGACAATGTAGCCGCATCATTAGTTCAGTCACTTTAAAAATTGAAAAACATGAATCAGGAATTGAAGACTACAAAAAAGCAAATTGTCTTTGGTGAGGATTCCGTCATTATCCAGAAATGGGAAGGCGACATCAAGGGCGGTCGTGCTTTGGATTGGACAGGCGTAAAAGATGAAGTTCTTTACGCAGGTCGTGTTATCGTGACAGATGGTAAGGGAACTTACAAGCCATTGCCTATTGAAACAGGCAACTATAAGGATTTGGGTACTGCCAGTGACCAATTGGAGCATTACAAGTATGCGGGTGTTCTCTATCGTTCCATTCTGAACGGTGAGCCAGCGGCAATTATGACTGCTGGACAAGTTAACAAGGTAGCAGCTAAGGCTGCAAATGGTGCAGACTATCCGGATGCGTTCCTTACAGCTATGCCAAAGATTGCTTTGGTTAGCGATGAGGATGCAAACAAGTTCGATGAGTCTGATGCAACAATGGACAAAGACTAAAAGAAGGAGGATAACAGATGGAAAAATCACTTTATTTTCAGTTGGTCAATAAATACTTCCCACAACTTGTTGCAAGTGTAGTAGAGAAGTTGAACGGCAAGAATCAGACTGCATTGACCTATATGTACCGAGACCACTTGACTAACACATATAGTCAGGACGGACGCTGGGCATCAATTACTGCGGAATACACACGAGTTGCTGCTGATGTTGTATCAATGGATGCGGAACTTCCATTGAAGAGCCGTGATAAGGTTTCAACCGCTGAGGGTCAAATCCCAAAGGTTGGTATGAAGCTTTACATGTCAGAGAAGCAGCTTAAGGATTTGGATAACATGATTGCGCAACGTTTGCCTCAGCCACAGATTTTGCGTAACTTGTTTGCAGACCTTCCTCGTTGTATTCAGGCGGTTTACGAGCGTATTGAAGATATGTTCCTCAGTGAACTGTCAACAGGTGTAGCTTTGGCAACTCGTTCCGGTGGTACTGGTGTCCGAGTTGATGTAGGTTTTGCCGAGAAGAATAAGTTTGGCCATGGTGTTAAGGCTTGGGACGCAGAGGATGCAACTCCTCTTGATGACATCCAATTGGTTTACGACAAGGCGATGGAAGACCAAAATACCATCACTACTTGTTATCTTGATGATTACACAATTAAGTTGCTTGGCAAGAACAAGCAGGTTCGTGCTCAGTTTGCCTTCAATCAAGGCATTGCAATTGATAGTGATAGCAATATTCCTATTTTGAGCTTTGAGCAGATTGCGTCTATCTTTAAAAATAAGTGGCAGACCAACTTGGTACGTGTAGCCCGTACTATCAAGACCGAGATTAACGGCAAGAAGGGAACACACAACCCTTGGGCTAAGGGTCACATGACCTTTACATGCTATGATAACCTTGGTGATTTGTTCTGGACTAACGTAGCCGAAGCTACAAGACCAGTTGCAGGTGTTACTTATCAGTCAGCCGATGAGTATATCTTGGCTAGCCGTTATTCTACTAACGACCCACTCCGTGAGTTCACTAGCTCACAAGCAATGGTTGTTCCTATCTTGAATAACGTTGATGCCATCTACTCTTTGGACTCAACACAAGCGGTAGGTTAGGCTTATGAGAGGTGAGGTAATTAGTCCGTTCCGTGATAAGTTCCATTTTAACACCATCTATGAAGTTGGTGCAATCTTGGACTTTGACGAAGAACGCATGAACTCCCTTATCGAACGTAAGCTTTGCAAGATGTTGGAGGTGCAGGATGATAACCATTCTGCACCTCTAAAAGACGATAAGGAAATTAAAGATACTCCTAAAAAGGAAGTCTTGAATGATGGAAAAGAAAATCCTGTAAAGGAAGAAGAAAAGAAGTCAGAAGAGACACCTAAGAAGGAAGTCTTGAAGGAGAAGAAGGAGAGCAAGCCTAAAAAGGAGAAAACCTCAAAAAAGGATGCTGCCGAGTCAACCGAAGAGAATTCCCAAAAGGAGAATGTAGAAGAAGAACTTGACGAAAAGACTAAGAGCGAGCAGGAGGCTGCAAAGAAAATCGCTGAGGCTATGAGTCAGGCTCAGAAATAAGGATGTCACATGAAGATAAGAGAATACATTTCGCAGAAGTTGCGTGCTTGGAACATTACCGATGCCCAATTGGAAGATATATCGTCAGGTATAGACCTTGACGAAGAATATACGTCTGATAATTCCCAGGTTGTAGGCAAGGCGATGATTTCCGTAATCGAGGAACTTATGCTTGCCCCATATATGAGCAATGTGAATGAAAATGGATTCTCTGTCTCTTGGGACTACTCTAGGATAGGACAATACTATATGTGGCTTTGCCGAAAATATGGTGTTGCTCCGGATAATGAAGTGGTGGCAGCTTTAGGGCTTTCCACTATCACGGATAAGTCTGATATTTGGTAAATGTCTAGGTTATGTTATATTCCCCTCATATATTAAAGAAGAAGTTCGTGAATAAGGTTGTCAACAAGTACAACGAGGTCATTGGCTCTTCTGAGGAATGGAAAGAAATGGGGCGTTGTCGGTGCGATGACAACTCTACCGAGCATTTCACTACCGAGAATGGTAGCATATATACACCGAAATATCATATTGTTTGTGACAAGTGCCAGATTTCCGAAGGTGATGAAGTCAAGGTCTATTCCGATGATGGAAGCTACCGAGGAGGTGGAAAGGTCTATAATGCCCCTAAGTGCAATTATCTTGGTTATATGAGTATCTATGTCTGATGTTATAAAGGATGAGATAGACGCTTTCTTTGCACAGGGAGAAAGGGAAGTAGATGAATTTCTTGATAGGTTAGGAAAAACTGCTGTTGAGCTTGATAAGGCTAACGGAAACTACCGAAACCGCACAGGTAATCTCAGAAGGTCTAACTATAGTAATGTACATGACCACACCTTGACCATTGGCAATAAAGCGGAATATGCGTCTGATGTTTCCTCTAGGGGGTATGATGTTATAGATTCGGGTATTCAGTATATCAAGAAAGAAATCGAAGATATGCGATGATAACAGAAATAGATGCTGGTCATGTAATCTATGATGACTTGGAACTTATGGGATTGGAACGAAGACTGAAAGGACATCTGACAAAGGGTGGACTTGAAGGGGAAAGACCTATGGTCGGTGAGAAGATTCCTGATGAAGGCATGATAGTAATCATTCCTAAGCGCATGAGTGCAGACAAGACATATTTCAACGATTGTACTATAGAGGTAAACATATTGCTCAAAGATATAGAGGGCGAGGCTAATCCTCAATTGAACGAGCTTTTAAAGAAGGCTATTCAAACCCTGTCCGACAATGAGGTCGGAAAATTTGAGGATGTATGGTATCGTTATTCTATCCGCTCCCACGGCATAGAGCAAGAGAGTAGGTTGAGTTGCCATTACGCAAACATTACTATTGATTTTGAAACATTAAACGTAACATAAGATGAAACCATTTATTGGAATCAAGAGAATTTGGTATGGTGCTCCTCTTACCGAGGCAAATACACCTGCCAAGTTGGCTGCATGGTTGAAAACCGCTACAGAGGTTAAGAACAGCCATGAGGGAACATGGGGATATTCTCAGGATGACCCTAGTGTTACCGAGTACAAGAACGAACTGAACGGACAGGTTTACTATCGTGACAAGACCGATGAGGGTGCTAAGACAATTACATTCTCTATTGGTGTCTTTTCATGGAAGAATAAGGTAGACTTGCAGGGTGGCAAGATGTATGATGCAACAGGCGCAGAGACCACAACGGAGACAGACGCAGTAGGTTGGTCTTCTAGCCAAGATTTGGCAAACATTAACAAGTGTATTGTTGCTCAGACCAAAACAGGAAACTACATCGTTTTCTCAAATGCGGCTATCGTAGCCAAGGGAGACCAGCAGGACAAGAATATCACTTTGGGTATTTCTGCCGTTGCTATGGAAAGTGAGACCGATGGTGTGGCTGGCGAGTACCAATGGGAAGGTTCTGCGGTTGTGGAACAGGGATAAGAAGACATAGGCAACAAATGATAGAGGGGGATGGTGTTAAAGCCGTTCCCCTTTTTTAATATTCAGAACCATGAGTAAGGCAAGTAAATTAGTTGCGGATGCAATTCTTGGAGAGGACTCCGTAACAATAATGGTGAATGGAAAGACTTATTGTATTTCACCACCTACAATTATAAAATTGGTCAAGGCGGCTAAATACCTTAATAGTTTTGAAGAGGGCAAGACCTTAGCGGAAGTCTTAGGCATGCTTAAGAATTTGTATGATGCTTGTAAGGCGTTGTCCATATTCATACAAGGCGATGAATCCATTAGTGATGAATTATCTAAAGGAACGTTTGAAGAGGTTGTCAATGGCTTACAAACGGCTTATTCCTTAATCTCTATAAAGGATTTTCAGACGCTATCAATTTTGGCGAAGAGTGCGGCAAGGATGATAGCAAAACCACGACCATAGGTAACGATACACTCTTAGGGCAGATTGCATCTTTTATGGATAGTCTGCACTTATCTTACCAAGAAGTCGTGAAAGAGATACCTTATAGAAATTTATTACTGATGGCAAAAGACAAGCAAAGAGTAGCATGTGGTGATGTAATGTATGAGGTAACGGAAGAAGAGTTTGGAATGAACTTCAAAAAAGGATAAGTTTAAAATAATGCAAATAAAGCATTAAAAGCACTAAAACATTTGCAAGTTAGCGAGATATTATTTATCTTTGCAAGCGCAGAACAAAAAAGGATAAAATGGCGATTTAAGAAATTGATAAGATATTAGAGACACGAAACCCGATGGACTATACCGAAAGGCAGTCCGAGTCACTATTCCTTTGACTTTGCAATCGGTAGTTTCGTGTTTTTGTGTTTAAAATAAGATGCAAGACGTAAGGTTGATATTCGAGATACTGGTTTCCATGTTGCTTTGCGTTTGTCTCATATTGCTTGCTGTAAGTAGATATAGGCAAAAGAAAAAGCGTGAAGAACCGGAGCGAAAGGAAATGGACTTGATAGACTTCTTTTCTTTGGGAGGAGTTGCCTATTATTGGAACAAAGGTGGTAAGCAGCAGAAATGCTACACATACGAAGAATTTCTGAAAATCAAAGCTGACTACGTTGAGCTTTGGTTGAATCAGAATAGATATATTTTTAACTCTCAATTAGATAGCGATGATATATAAAGTATATGTTTTGTTTCCGACAATAGTTGTATCAGATAGTATTGTCGGTATAGCTTGGCTAGGAAAGGTCTTTGGCTGGCGATATGGAAAGAACAAGAAAAAGAGCAAGAATGTGTCCTTAATGATAGGATATAACACAGGAATGTCTCTTAAGTCGAAAATAGACGATAACGCAGCGGATGATTATTTAAGACGCATTGCCGAAGAAAATAGAATCTAAATTCAAGGGTTAGAGTCCCTTTTTTACAACCATATTACTTGTGGTTATTTTTATACATCGGTTTTTATTAACGATTGTTTTTTATGGTAGATAAATGTATAAAAACGAGCACAAGTTCCCTTATAGATGGACTAAAAAAGATGCTAATTTCACAAAAGACAAAGGTAAGGTGATGTCTTGCTTTTGTTGTGGAGGTGGAAGTTCCTTTGGCTACAAACTAGCTGGCTACGATGTTGTAGCCTGTAATGAGATAGACCCAAAGGTTATGAAGATGTACTTGAAAAATCACGATGTCAAGTACGCTTTCAATTGTGATATTCGTGAGTTGATTACCAATATCAATATGGGGGGGCATATTATGAAAGAAGAGCTTCATAATTTGGATATATTGGATGCTAGTTTCCCTTGTTCGGTATTCAGTATTGCAGGTGACCGCCAAAAGGCTTGGGGAAAGGAAAAAGTATTCCGAGAAGGTCAGAAGGCGCAAAGGCTTGACGATTTGGCTTTCTACTCAATCGACCTCGCTAAAGAACTAAAGCCAAAGGTAGTAGTTTTTGAGAATGTTCAAGGTTTATTACAAGGTGAAGCCATCGAGTACGTAAAGGAGATTTATAGACAGATGAATGATGCCGGATATATCTTGCAGCATTGGCTTCTCAATGCACGTAACATGGGTGTTCCTCAAAACAGACCTAGGGTATTCTTTATTGGGTTACGTAAAGACCTTTGCGAGCCGTTTATGGTTCAAAAGGATTTGTTCGAGCGAGTGCCTAAGATAGATATGGACTTCAACGAGAAAGAAATTGTCTTGGATGAGTTCTCTGACTATTGTGGAAGGCAAATTCCTAAAGGAATGATGAAGTATTGGGAGCATAGAAATGAGAAAGATAATTCTATCGGTGATATTGTCAAGCGGATGGATAATCGTCTTTCTATGTTCAATAACATGTTTCTCAAAAAGAACAAGGTATGCAATACCATATCAGCAATGGAGGATAGACTTGTGTATTATGATAATCCAAGTTATCTTTCAGCACATGATACGATTTTAGCATCAACATTTCCGATGGATTATGACTTTAATGGCATGAAACCTTGGTTTGCTTGCGGAATGTGTGTTCCTCCTGTTATGATGGCTAATGTAGCTACAAGAATCTGGGATTGTTGGTTGTCAAAGATTAAAAAGGAGGAATGCGCATGATAACAGCAAGTATGACTTCGGGTGAGATGCGTAGAGTACGAAACTTAGATGAAACAAGAATCTATGAGTTTCAGATGCGAAAAGCTAATGAGCTTAAACGTGAAATGAGAAAGCAGAACGTACGACAAATAACAAAGACCTTTGAGCTTGCTACACCGAATGCCGATTATCTCATCGTTGTAGGTGTAAAACATGGCGATGTATTTGCTTCCGGTTTGTTCATTTATCTGAAGGAAACCAACGAGTATATTCCTATGAGTAGAAACGAGGGGTATAGCGAAGATTGTTTTGCTATGAGCGTTCATTTTCTGAAGAGATTTGCAGAAAGGTTTTTGAAAAAAGACTTACCGATTGCCAAGATATTGCAAAAGATATATACATCGTTTACGGGTGCAGTTCAGCTCTATAGTGATGACAAGACAAGAAGAGTGGTATTTGCTATTCCGGAAGGGCTTATACTCACAGAATACGAGCAAGAAAAGCATATCATCCACTACAAAACCTTTGTAAGCATGGATATGCTAAAGAAGACACAGAAGCGAAGTTACGAGAAGATAAGTGCATTTCTCATGGAATCTTGTCAGCAAATAGCTAAAGCAAGAGACACCGGAAATGACGAAAGGCTGTGCGTTGTGTACAGAAGGTTTTACAATGATATTGATTTGCTAGATACAAAGGAGGCGCAAGCCGTATATTCAAGTTTCTTTGAAAAAGGAGGTAACAATGAAAGATAAAAGTATAACAAGGTTTCTTGGTGATATAAAGCCTATAAAGAATTACGAAAGGTATTATGTTAGCAAGCTGGGACATGTTTTTACTATTGGGAGAACGTCTCAATTAAAGGAAATCGCACCTTGCAAGACACCAAAAGGTTATCTGAAGGTATGGCTTTACAAGAACGGAAAGCGCAAGATGTTTTATATACATCGTTTGGTAGCTCAGGCTTTCTTGGAGAATCCAGAAGCGTTTCCAATGGTGAATCATAAGGATTTCGATAAGACGAATAACGATGTAGACAACTTGGAGTATTGCACCGCAAGATACAATGTGATTTATTCTGCTATAGCAAAGAAAACCTCTTCCGAATACTTGGGTGTGACTTGGAATAAGAGTGTAAGAAAATGGCAAGCGCAGTATCAGATAGGTAAAAAGAAAATATATATAGGTTGCTTTGATACGCAAGAAGAGGCTCATGAAGCTTATGTTAACGCTATAAAAGAGATTTGATATGCTTGAATTTGATAGAATATACAATTCCGACTGCATAGAAGGAATGAAACAAATAGAGAGCGGGAAAGTAGATTTAATTGTTACTGACCCACCATATTGTATCTCCTATAAGACCGGATGGAGAGCAGACGACCATCGTTTCTCTAAGGAAATACTCAATGACGATAATGAGCAATTGATTATTGATTATATGAGCGAATGCTACCGAATTTTGAAGGATGATAGTGCTGCTTATATCTTCTGTAGTGCCAAGACCTTGGACTTTTTTATGCAACAAGCGAGGCACGCAGGGTTTACCATTAAGAATGTGCTCATTTGGCGAAAGAACAACCATACGGCTGGAGATTTAGAGGCGCAATATGGTCAATGTTACGAGCCAATCTTGTATTTGAATAAAGGCAGACGAACCATAAATGGCAAGCGTTTGGAGGACGTATGGGACTTTGATAGAGTTCCATCAGATAAATTGGTACATCAGAACGAGAAGCCAATCCCCTTGCTTATGCAATGCATTTTGAAATCATCGGACGAAGGCGACTTGGTGTTTGATGGTTTTATTGGTTCAGCAAGTACAGCTTTGGCGTGTTTGAGAACGAACAGGAAGTTCATCGGTTTTGAATTGGATGTTGATTATTTCAAGGTGGCGCAAAGAAGAATTAAGGAAGAAATGTTTAATCAAAAAGATATGTTTGGATATGATGGAACTGAATAATATATACCAAGGAGATTGTCGAAAGCTTTTGAAACTGATTGATAGCGATAGCATAGACCTCGTATGTTCCGATGTGGCTTATCCGGTTCAGTCTAGGGGTGGCTCAGGGAGTATGGGAGGATATTGGACGGAATCTCAAACAAGAAAGGGCAAGATATTCAAGAATAACGATATTGATATTTCGGACTACATCAATGATTTGTACCGGATATTAAAGGACAGGTCGCATTGCTATCTGATGTGTAATGATTATAATTTAATGCACTTTCTTGATGTGGTCGGAAAAAGTGAGTTCCATTTTACCAAATGCTTAATATGGGATAAGTGCGCAAAAATATGTGGCCGCTATTATATGGCACAGAAAGAGTATATCATCATGCTACGCAAAGGTGGTGATAGACCGATAAATGAATGTGGTACATCTGATATTCTGAGTGTTCCTATTCCAACGAACAAGCGCAAGGATAAGGATGGTTTGATTAATCAGACTGAAAAACCAGTAAAGTTGATGGAGATACTAATCAGAAACTCGACAAATGTTGATGATGTTGTTCTAGACCCATTCATGGGGAGCGGTACAACGGCAAGAGCTTGCGTAAACCTTGAAAGAAAGTATATAGGCTTTGAAATAGACCAGCGTCAAGTAGATTTTGCCAATAACGAATTAAAGAATATGAGTAGGCAGTTAAGTCTGTTTTGAAACTATGGATATGTGCAAGGTGTTTTGTTGCAATCCTGTTGTAAGAAATGGGAATAAAGAAACAACGGATGCTCTTATAAGAGCTATGAGAGACGAAGCCTTAAAACGAGGGTTGGTACGTGATGAATTGATAGATTTTTGCAACCAATTCATAAGAGAGGGCGAAATCAAAGCTTGTATAGAGCATTTGCTAGATAATTTCAAACGTTATTTTTGGAGGTATCATTGATATGAGAAGAAGAAAGTTGAACAAGTCTCCAGTGCTAGGCTTCTGCGGATTTGTTATCGGTTACGAATGCAAGGAAAAGGGAATAAAGCTGATGGAGTGCGATAAGGCGCAAGCAGATGCAATCATAGTTCCTCATCACTTTTCACACAAGGTAACGAAGAATAGTTGCTTGAATCTTTTGGTATTGTATAAGGATAAGATAAGGGGTGCAATGCAAATAGGGTATGGAATCCGACCGCACATCAAGACTGAAAAGGGCGAAGTGTTGGATTACCATCAAGTGAGGGAATTTGACAGAATGTGGCTGTCTGATGATATGCCAAAGTTTAGCGAGACGATTTGCCTATCTCTCTTGCATAAGTATATTAGGGCAACACATAAGGAAATCAAGTACCTTATATCTTATGCCGATACGTCCATAGGTAATAAGGGAACTATATATAAAGCTGCAAACTATGAGCATATTGATACCATTAAGGCAGATTTCTATGTATTACCAAGTGGTGAGCGTGTGCATCCGGTTACTATGTGGCATCGGCACAAGACAAGAACATGGGAGGTTCTAAAGGAACTATACCCAGGAATAAAAAAGGCAGAAGGGTTTCAACTTAAATTTCTGAAGAAGTTATGAAGAAAAGAAATAAATGTATTCCTTGTCATTTGCATCCAGATCCTGAGCATTGGTTTAGAAAAGGTCAATCTTGGAAGGCGAAGGGCGCTTATGAAAGCGAGGATGATGCTTGGGAGTTTCTGAATCAGAATCCGAAGTTACGGGCACAAGGTATGGCGGTGTATCGGTGTAGGATATGCAACAAATATCATATAGGGCACAAGAACAACAAATAAAAAATATAAACAGCAATGATAGTAATAAAAATCAAAACATGGAAAGACTGGAAGAAGGACTTTCTTGATTGGGTGCAAGAACCTCGACGCAAAACTTGCAAGGATTTTGTAGACTATATGGAGGCTTTGCAAAATCGTGTTCTCTACAAAATAATAGCCGATACTTGCGATAAATACGGCAATATGCGTGAGGGGCAAATCCAAGACATCACAGAAGCAGTCGAAAAATGCGTGGCTGAGTGTGCTAAAGAAGCACGCAAGTTAATCGATGAATGTCAGCCCGTAAAATTCTTCTAAGGCTGTAACTCTCATTACAAGCAACACAAACTCTACACAACAAGCGCAGTCAGCGTTATTTTAAAACATAAATAGTTGAAAATATGAAAAAAGAAGATAGACTTAAAATATATCGCAAATACGATGGTCATTGTGCTTATTGCGGCAAGAGTATAGAGTATAAGGATATGCAGGTTGACCATCTTGTTCCGAAGAATCGAGGGTGTTACTCTCGGTGGAGCAACAAGGCGGGAAAGTTTGTCGTATCCCATGGCGATGATTCCATGGAGAACTATATGCCATCTTGCAGGTCTTGTAATCTTCGTAAGCGTGATATGAGTTTGGAACAATTTCGCTCAGAGATTACTAAACAGGCTAAAGGATTGCTTAATGGTAAGGCTTCTTTCCAAGTAAAGATGTCGCTTGCTTATGGGTTAATCGAAGAGCACTTTGATAGACAAATTGAGTTCTACTTTGAGAAATTTAAATAGTTGAGAATATGAAGAAGTTTAAGAAGTCGATAGAGATTAGCACTGAGAATATTTCAGACGTTCTTCAAGTGCCAATTGTTACAAGTTTATACAAGACTAAGAATTTTAAAAATCCTTGTCTTGAAGGTCGTAGCGTTCCTTATGATACTATAGCATTGATGTATGTTCATATCGAAGGCTTTGATAGCGATTTTTGTATTGACCAAGGCAACATTCTCGCTCTTGATATTCGCGATACTTGGTATGCTTTTTCGAGGCGTGGATGGGATAAACATAAAAACGATGAGGTATGAAGAAAAAAGGATATTACGAATACGACCAGCCCATTTACCCACACTTATTGTGTGTTGGGGTTGGGTTGCAGTTTGAGGATGCAAAGAAAGCATTCTTGAATAATGATGGTACGGATATTGAAAAGTACGATTTTTTTAATGGTGATGGATTTACTTATTACGGACTTCACATAAGAGAAACAGGAAGAAAGTGCGTTCTTGTTTTATTCAGTAGCAGTAAGGCTATGCGTATGAATGTAATTTGTCATGAGGCTAGTCACGCTTGTGATGCTATCGAGGGTAATATTGAAATGAAACATGGTGGAGAACCATCTGCCTATCTGATAGGTTGGATAGCATCATGTATCAATAAGGCTCGTTTGGGAATTGGAGATTTCGTTGAAATCGTAGATAAGGAAGAAAAATAGCCCAAAGGCAAAATACCTATTTGGGTTTACCCCATCACTATATATAATAATGTAGTGGTGGGGATTTTTGTGTTAACGTCAGCAAATTATTTGTTCATACTATTATAGAGTGTTAAAGGCTATAAGAAACACATTAAATAATTTGCATATTTCGAATATTCTTTGTATCTTTGCATCGTAATTAAGAAATAAAGGTTACTAATTAAAAATGGTGAGACACACCACAAAAACTGTAATAAGAAAATGAAAAAGTTTTTTGAAAACTTATCTGAAAAGTTTAATGATGCGGCTTTTGAGGCGCAGCTTGATGATTTTACTTGCGAGTTTGATGCTATTAACAAACCTGCTGAAATCGTGGTGTCCGTTAAGAGTAGAAAGGTTATCCATTCATATGGAAATATTTCTTCTTATCCATATTACAATGTAGATAAGATTAATATCTATAATGAAGACGGAGAAGACGTGTCTTCAAAATATCCTTTGTTCTGCCAAAGAGTTAAGGATTGCGTGCCTTCTTATAAAGATGTAGAGAATGACTTGATGGAGGCAAATATGAGCGATACCGAACTTTATTTCGGCTCAGAGGATAATTATTTGCATTACAAGTATGGTAACAAAATGGTTTGGATATGGAGTACGAAAATAAGTTTGTAGGTCTTTCATCTGTAATGAGTCACGACCTTGAAATATTAAGGTATGAACTAGAGTATGGATGGAAATTGGCTCTTATACCAAATGATGTGTGGTACAACTAATTACTTTTAAAATTTCAAATTATGGCATATTATAAAGTTAGTGTAGATGTATCGGATTTATTCGATGATATGCTCGTCCATGCACAGAAGAGTTTTCTTATTGACAAGTTTTGCTCTTTAGCAACAGACCAGCAGATAGAGGTAGTAAGCGAAATGCTGGAGAACCTAAATGGCGACCAAGTAGCTAAAGTTATAGAAGACGCTTTTGACAACTTGCATGAGCAAGCCCAGGAGCACGTAATCAACTATGTGAAAGGGTAAGGTTATGATGTTTGGTAAAATGATAACTCGCAGATGTCTGCTTACGCTGAGTGGGGGGGCAAAGATTCAAGCCGTTCTCACGATGCCGAAGCCGACAAAGCCCATTTTCCCAAAGGAAATGGAGCGTCAGTTTATTAAGAGTTTTAATGAATCGCAGCCAGATATGGTTCATAAGGTTATAACTAATTACTTTTAAAATTTCAAATTATGGCATATTATAAAGTTAGTGTAGATGTATCGGATTTATTCGATGATATGCTCGTCCATGCACAGAAGAGTTTTCTTATTGACAAGTTTTGCTCTTTAGCAACAGACCAGCAGATAGAGGTAGTAAGCGAAATGCTGGAGAACCTAAATGGCGACCAAGTAGCTAAAGTTATAGAAGACGCTTTTGACAACTTGCATGAGCAAGCCCAGGAGCACGTAATCAACTATGTGAAAGGGTAAGGTTATGATGTTTGGTAAAATGATAACTCGCAGATGTCTGCTTACGCTGAGTGGGGGGGCAAAGATTCAAGCCGTTCTCACGATGCCGAAGCCGACAAAGCCCATTTTCCCAAAGGAAATGGAGCGTCAGTTTATTAAGAGTTTTAATGAATCGCAGCCAGATATGGTTCATAAGGTTATTAAGTGTCACATAATGAGAAATTAATGATATGGAAAAGAATATTAATTTAGCGAAAATCTTAAATGGTAAGCCAGTAAATACGAAGTTGTGGTCTCCCTTATTTGGAGATGTATATACTTCAAGCATATGCAGCGAAGATACTATAATAGTAGTAAATCACCATGCTGAATCATCTTCTTTCTATAATAATGGCAAGTACTTTGATCATGCAGAAGCAGAACCTCTATTGTTCCCATCAAAAGAAATGCGTGATTGGAACAAATTTGCTTGGCAGAAGGGCGATATCTTGGTTAATGAGAATAATGCGCATATTATCTTCGAAAAGTTTAAAGATGATACATATACAACCTTTATAGGTAGACATTATCTTAATAAGAATTATAAAAATTATGTCCCAGGACGCTATACTTGTGTTACCCAACATTTTCATATTGAAGAAAGTAATGCTGCTCAAATCTATATATATAATATTGAGGAAAAAATTGGTGGCAAACTCGATCTTAAAACTTTGGAAATAGAAAAGCCTAAGTGTGAGTTTAAGACATTCGATAAAGTATTGGGGCGAAATGAGAAAGATGATGTATGGGAAGCTGACCTCTTTTCTCATTATAAAGAAGAATCACAATATCCTTTTCGTTGTATCGGATTTAGTCGTAAGTATTGTATTCCTTACAACAAAGAGACAGCACATCTACTAGGAACGACTGATGAGTGGAAAGGAGGTGAGGGATGAAAGGATTATGTAGTTACTGCTCCAGATATTTTTTTGTAGCAAAAGACCCAAACAAAATGAGGAGGATGTAATACTTTGTTCAAGCTTTACCCAGAATAATGATAACGAAGAAAACATTTGGGAGCAGAGAAGATATGAGATAGCAAAAGATGTTGCAGCAGGTCTTGTACAACGTCCTAACTCTACGTATGACAGTGTTGTTAATTCTGCCATCAAAATCGCAGATAAATTAATAGAACGTTTAAAGGAGAAATAAGTTATGATAGACGATAAGAAAATAGAAGCTGCCAAGGAAGAAATCTATGAAGATAGATTTCTGTTAAATGGCGAAGAGATAGTCTTCAACAATGATGAAAAGGAAGAAATGTTCTATGAGGGGGACATCAAAGAAGCTATTGGACTAGGTGCTAAGTGGGCTATCAATGAGTTCTTGGACGATTTGAATAAATTGATTCATCCTGCTAGCGAAGTTCCTAGAAATGATAACGGAAAGATTCTAGCATTCTCAAAAGCGAATAGTAATATGAACGCTATGTTAAATGAAACTGTTTGCTACACATATCAAAAAATGTGGGAAATTAGAGTTAGAGCATATACTTTTACTGATTGGGCATTCGTGGAAGACTTACTTGATTTAATCAAGAAAGGAGGCAAACAATGATATATCGTGATATTGATAGGTGTTACCTTTATCAAATAGCACCAAAGTTTCCTGATAATTTTGTAGTCAATACAACTTCACCAAAGGAGTATGGTCAGAAACTTTTTAATAGAAAGCGAGGTAAAAAATGAAAGAAAATAAACACTCGTTAAAGATAAGTCGTAGTTGTGGTGATATTACCCTTGATGGTTATCCAATAGCTACATATTCAAATGATGAATTGAAGATTCTAAAGAACCTGTTGACAAAGGTTTTGGATGAAGTGAATGAATATATAAAAGACTAAGCGTATGAAAGAGTTTAAAGTTGGAGAAAGAGTAGTCTTGGAGATTACTGAAACCGAGGAAGAAACTTGCTATGGTTGTTTCTTTTTTGGCAATAGTGGTTGTGAAGTTTGGAGGAAATACCCATGCGATTCTAAACTACGTAAGGATAATAAGAATGTAATCTTTGAAGAAGTTAAGGAGTAAAGCGTATGAAACAGAAGTTGAAAATGATATGGCGAATCCTACGTGACAGACAGGTTGTAGTAATAACCGAAGACCACGGAAGAATGTACTATAATTGGGACACAAGGAGTCTTGAAGATGTTTGCCAAATGTGTCACAAAGTGCATGATATGGCTCTTATAATGAATAATAAAGAATAAAACATATGAATAAATTAAGATACATTCCAGGAGACTTGGTTTATCAAAAAGATGATGAAGGGCATTGGAATATTAGGTCTTTATCTGCACTTAATTTAGCTCTTATAAATTACAAAGATATTAAGCCAATTCCTCTTACTTCAGAAATTCTAGAAAAGAATGGTTGGAGAAAGACTAAAATATATTATAAACTTGATTTAAATAATCATCAAGAAGTATGGGCTTATGAAAATCATGACTATACTTACGATATTTTAGTAGGGTTTAAAAAAGATGATATTTTAAGTACTATTAAAGAAGGTTTAAAGTATGTGTCTGAATTACAAAACATTCTTTTTGGTCTAGACCTTAATCACGGAATGGAGGTGTAGGTATGGCTAAGTGTCCTTTTAATAAATATAAAGAGTGTCAAGAATCAGATTCGAGATATTGTTATTGTACTCTTCCATGTGATGTGTATAATAATTATAAGAATAAAAGTATAGAGATATGAAATTAGGAGAACTCAGAAAAATCATAGCAGATATAGACACAGTATATGATAATTGTGATGTAACTTGTTATGAGAGCAATGGTAATTTAGGATATGCAAGTATTGCAACTACTGCTTATCTTGGTAAGACGTATGTAAATCAAGGCTATCCTATACGTAGAACATTTCAAATTCAATTTGAATTACCAGATAAATGAAAAATAATTATTTAAAGTAACTAACCGCCTTCAGGCATAAATAATAGCAGTATGGATAAAAATGTTGTATTATCAAACGAAGAGTTAGAATTACTAATAACAGGCTTACATTGTGTAGATGAACGTAGTTATAATTTTTATACCACAACCTATACACCTTGGAGTGAGGCAAAAGAGTTAAAAGAGAAATTACGAATAAAACTCAAAAGAGTATTGTTGAATGTTTAATACCTTTTGAGTATAAATAAATATGTAGATATGACAAAAAGAATTGTTGGAAAGTTACATCCAGTACGGTACGTAGTTCAAGACAATATGCTATTCGGTTGTATTCCATTCATCTATGTGGCACGAAAGGTGTTTAATACTATAGACGAAGCAAGAGAATATGTTGGAGAGCCTTGTGACGAGTATTTGTTTTATTAACCACCTTCGGGCATAAATAGATAGAATATGACAGTAGAAGAATTGATTAATGAATTATCAAAAGTTGAGGATAAGACTATGGAAGTTTGCTTTCCTTATTCTCATGGAACACAAGAAAACGGAGATCCTTTAAGTATATCTGAAGTATCTGTGTACAATGATTGTGTTATGATTTATGATTAACCATCCTGCAAAGGATATAAATAGATAGTAATATGGAAATAATACCAGCTTGTATCAACTGTAAGCATATAAAACGACAATATGGCGTCTTATATTGTGATGTTGATAAGTCAAGAGTAGAAGAATCTGATTGTTGCGATGGTGATAATTGGAATTTTGAAAGTATATTTAAATAAACTAACCACCCTCTACTTGGCAACAGGGAGGGGGGGAAGAAGAGAAAATGGAAGTATGGATAAGAAAGAGAAATCAATCAATAGTCATATTGGTAAGGCTATAGGCTATTCAGATAAAGCTCATTACGAGTTGCAAACCGCTCTAAATATTGCTTTGGAAGGAAAAGGGCTTAGTGACGAGGAAAAGGAACTTCTAAGCGTTGACTTTGCAACAGGGCCAGAAGAAGCCGTAGAGCGTGTTGCTGATGGTAGTTGTAATGATGAACATACCAGTGCCTGGGATAGCTCAATTAGAGACTGCCGAATATCTGAGGTATATCGCATGACAGGTGAGCAGATACGTGAATATTTTAATTTGTAACTATGGATAAGAAGAAAGTTAAAGAGCTGATAGAAGAAGCAAAACATTTAGCAATTTTACGCAAATATGAAAATAGACAGACATATTTGAATAATTGCATTTGTTGTTTGAAAGAAGCTTTGGAAGAACTCTCCAAGTCAGACTGGGTATCTGTTGAGGATGGGTTGCCTCCTTACGATGAAAGCGTTTTGGTAACAAATAAAGAAACTCCTAAAATTGTATTGAAGACAAGTAGAACTAAATGCAAAGGTTGGAATACAGATGAAAATGGATTTCTTTGTGCTATTGCGTTCAATATCACTCATTGGAAACCTATTGAAAAATTGGAGGATTAGCCTATGATTATAGAAGATATAATCAACGAAAAGTGTGTAACCTTTATGACTGAAGAGCCTATGGATAATATCCAATCTGCTGAGTACTTCAAGGAAAATATCCTACCAAATGAAGTAGAGATTACACACGATGATGGTAACTATTTTGAGGTTTCTGTTAATTGTAAATCATATAGTTGTGACGTATATGGCAATGGTGATTTTTATCACTCTATTGCCGAGTTTAAATTATTGGAGGATTGATTATGACAAAATTTAAAGTAGTTAGATATTGGGATACATATCCCGATAGAGTTATTGCAACTTGCGATACAGAGGAAGAGGCAGAAAAGATATGTAATGAATATCGTAGAAACCGCAAGCCTATGTATGACTATTTAGTTAGAAAGGAAAATGAGTAATGACTAGAGAAGAGTTAAGAAATAATTATGGAAATGAAATCTGTGAGTTATGCCACCGAGAGTATTATACTAGCAGGGTACTCCCAGAATCACTTTGCGAAGGTCAATTTTGCGAAGAGGCAGAAGATAGTTTCGCAGAAGAACACAATATAGAGTTGGAGGACTAAATTATGGACAGAAATCAAGCTAAAGAATTTTATCCTATTCTGCAAGCATTTGCAGAAGGAATGGTAATTGAGTGTAGAACCAAACCAAGTGCCATAGAAGATGAGAACGTTCCGAATGAATGGGCAGAAATAAAGGTTATAGAGTTTAATGGCAATAAAGAGTATCGCATTAAGCCAAATCTAGAACCTGAGTCTGAGTACCGTCCTTTCAAGGATGCTATAGAGTGCTGGACTGAAATGCGTAAGCATAAGCCGTTTTCAATCTTGAAGGATAAAAAAGATGGACATCGGATTCAAATCTCTTCTATCTCTGATGGAATTAATTCAATTAGTTCAAGTCCAGATTCAAATTTTTGTTGTGATTTTAAATACAGAATGGAGTCATGTACATTTGATGATGGTGCTCCGTTTGGCGTAAAAGTGGAGGAATAGTTATGGTTGGAGATTGTCAACTTTGCAAATTAAGTGATATTTGCAAGTATATATACGCAGAGTGTTGTCCTTATATGAAAACGGAGGAATAGTTATGGGAGTATCAAGGAGAGCCTATCAAGAATTGATAGACGGAGATATAGAATGGCTTCTTAGACAGCCTAGAGACCTCGAAAGAGACCATATAGAGGCAGTGCTAAGAAAGAGTGTTGAACTTTTATATGGGAAGGAAGAATAGAATATGAGTGATAATGTTAAATATTTATGGCTTGCTTGTGATAAAGATGGCGAGCTAGTGTTGTTCAAAGAAAAACCGTTCCGTGATGATTGGTATGGCTTTTGGAGTAAGTGGGAAAGTGGTATTAAGTATAATTGTAATGATGAGATAACAGTTAGAGACCATAGGAACAACAGATTTACTATTCCAAGAAACAATATAGATTTGTCATGGGAGGATGAGCCAATTAAAGTAAAACTAGTTTTTGAAAAGATAGGTGAGTAATGTGTAGAACTTAAAAAACAGCGTATGAAGAAACAAATAATCTTAGACGAGCAAGATATTAAAGAGTTCCACGAGGATGCTGAGCATCTACGTTGGCTGTATAATAGAATGGTGAGTGAGCATGGTGAAAGCGTAAACTTTGATTACATGCACCGCTTTGCCAAGATATTCAATAAATTAAAGCAATTATAGCATATGAGAATAGAAAATATAAAGTTTAAGGCTAAACGTCTTGATAACGGGGAATGGGTAGAGGGTTCACTTACATACTCTCAGGGAATAGCGTATATTCATCGTAAAGAAAGTGATAAAGATGATAGATGTTATTTAACTCCTTACGAAGTAATTCCAGAAACAGTCTGTCAGTTCACAGGAATGATGGACGAAGACTGCAATGAAATTTGGGAAGGCGATATAGTGCATGATAGCTATGACTTATTATGTATAGACAATCTCTATGAGGTAGTTTATATTGAAGAAGAAGGAACATTTGCCTTCAAGAGTTTAGATAAAGTTGACAATTACGAGCCATTTGTTAATTTATTTGAAGTTTATGTTGTTGGCAATAAATTCGATAAGAAGTAAGATAAAGCTATGGTAGATGTAAGTAATCAGCACTGGAACGAAGATGGAAGCATTACTATTATGTTGAATAGTATAGAAGAAGTCGAAGAGTTCGTTGAGTGTATGAATATATGGAATAATAGAATGTATGAAGAATAAGATTTTAAACTTAATCAAGTCAGCCGTTTGGTTTGTCTTGTGTTTGTTTGTAGGAGCATTGATTTTTGAGGGCATTCGCTCTTTGGCTAATAGTAATGAACCTGCAAAGAAGATTGGTACATCAGTATTCACCGAGGAAGGACACGATTATCTAGTTGTGGACACGAAACATGGTGTTTGCGTTGTTCACGCAGAAAGTTGCCCTTGTCGTAAAAAGAAGTAGCTTATGAAAAAGAATATGTTTGAAGATATTGTTGCCGAAGGCAATATAGTTGTGATAGATAATTATTGGATTGTGTTATGTAAGCGTTGGAGACCAGAGTGTCACAATCTCTTCTGTTATCTTTATCTTCACAAGGAAGCTAAGAATTTAATGGTAGGCTCTCATTTTACAATGACCGAGGATAAAAAGAAATCTACTCGGTTGGCTACCAACGAGGAACGTCTTATGCTTTTTGAGGAAATGTTTAAGTATGGAATTGCTTTCGATAAGCACGTCCATCATTTGGTTGGAATGTTGGTTGGTGTATGAAGATTAGGTTGGCAAAGAAGATAATGAAGCAAGCTCGTCATCTAAGTACGGCAAGTGATTATTGGTACAGAAGATTAAGAGATTTTGAGTACAAAATATGCTATGGTTTTGTTGGTAAAAAAGACCATAGAATCACCAAGGCGATAAGTTTAACAAGTAAAAAGAAATGAGATATGAATGAGTTTACAAAGGTCTTTGCAAAGACAATAGAAGATGAAGCTATCAAGCAGATAGAAGTTCTATCCAATAGCGATGCTTACTCTGGTTGTGAAATAAGAATAATGCCAGATTGCCATGCAGGTAAAGGATGCACTATTGGCACGGTAATAGAGCTTGATAACAGAGTAGTTCCTAACACTGTTGGAGTAGATATAGGCTGCGGCATGAAAGTCGTAAGACTTGGTAAAGTTGATATTGACTTGCAGAAATTTGATGAAGCAGTCAATAAGTTGATTCCGTCTGGTTTTAATGTCAACGAGGGAGAAGTATCAGCCTACATAAACGGATTGGTTGATGGTTGTATGTTTGGCAAATTCCGTGCTTGGGATTGTCTTGACAGCATGGAAATAGTATATCGTTCTGTTGGAAGTCTTGGCGGTGGCAATCACTTTATTGAGTTAGATGCAAATGAAGAAGGAGAGAAGTTTCTTGTGATACATACAGGAAGTAGAAACCTTGGTGTTAGGGTATGCAACTATTACCAAAACCTTGCTTACCCGTATTGCCACAAGAAGGCTGCCGATAAGTCGGAGGTTATTGCCAAGCTAAAAAGCGAAGGCAGAGAAAATGAGATACAGAGTGTTATCAAGTCATTAGGTACTAAAAATATAAGCAAGGAACTTTCTTACTTGGAAGGTGATTTGCTCAATGACTACCTCAATGATATGCGCATAGTTCAAAAATATGCTGAACAAAACAGAATGATTATCGCCAACAGACTTGTAAATGCTTTAGGTGTGGATATTGACCCAAATTCAGACAAGCATTCTTTTACAACCATTCACAACTATATAGATACAGACAAGGGTATATTGCGAAAGGGAGCTATCAGTGCAAAAAAGGATGAGGTAGTCATTATCCCAATGAATATGCGTGATGGTTCTCTTATCTGCAAGGGAAAAGGTAACAAAGATTGGCTATGCTCTGCCCCTCATGGCGCAGGTAGATTAATGTCTCGTACACAGGCAAAGAAAGAGTTATCTATGGATTCTTACAAGAATGAAATGAAAGGTATTTATTCCACATCAGTTTGTGAAGAAACCATTGATGAAGCACCTATGGCATACAAGCCAACCGAAGAGATTGTTGAGTTAATCAAACATACGGTTGATGTCATTGATGTTATTAAACCAATTTACAACTTTAAAGCAAAATTATAATGAGCAAGGAAATATTTGACTTCTCGGAGGCTCTGAGAAGAATGAAGGAGGGAAAGAAAGTGAGAAGAAACGGCTGTTATTTTAGTTTGTCTATAAACAAGTATAAAGAAATATCCATCTTGTACCAACAAAGTTCCATAGAATCATTCACCCATGTTGTACCACATTATTGGCATTTCTTCTCCTTGGATGATATTCTTGCAACAGACTGGGAGGAGGTGGAAGAATGAGTGAAGATGATATAGTACGCAAAATTATGCAAGTCATATACGACTTTAACGACACGGACGAGTTCTGTCAGTGCCCACGTCTCTCTTCGCAACGTGAAGCAAAGATGATAGAGTATTTAGATAGAGTTTATGCCCTCAGACCTGTATATACAGGGAATGGTTACATATTTTTAAGAAAAAAAGATGAAGAATGAAAAAGAAGTATAGTTTCGCAAACGCCAAGCCTGTTCCTTTCGGAAAGATAGACTATTGGTTTCGTGTTGGTCAGTGTGGATGCCATAAGACGGACTACAAGCCGAACCTAATGGACAAGCGAAAGTTTATGGCTGAGTTAAGAAGAGACAGTAACATAATGATAAAACATTCTGAGTATGGAAAAGAAAGTATTGACCCTATCCGTCAGCAAGCAGTGGTTCGATATGATTGCTGACGAAAGAAAGGATGAAGAGTATCGGGAGATAAAGCCGTATTGGGCATCCCGACTTGTAAACCAGCAAGCCGAAGGCGGCGAAGTGCTTTTTGATGAGTACGGCGGTTATTGTTGTGTGACAGGTGAACCGGAATACAAGCCATACACCCACGTTCTCTTCATAAACGGCTACCGCAAGGATAGTCTACGAATTGAGAAGAAGATTGAGAGTATCACCATCGGCAAGCCTAAAAAAGGTCTTTGTCCCGATAAGTGGCTTTATACTGAGTTTTTTATCATCAAATTTAAGTGATATGAAAGTAAAGAATTTACCAAAGAAGATTTACCTCAACATCTGTAGCAATGAAGATGAGGTAGATTACAATGAGCTGAACGGGGTAACGTTCAGTACAGAAAAGATTGGTGTTACCGATTGTGATACAGAAAACGTTCCTTACGTGAATGCTGCATCATTATGGAACGACCTAAAAGAAGATAAGCCACCTTTAAGAAAGTGGGTAATGTTCCGATATAGTGGAGGTGGCGTAAATCCTACGGCTCTTCATTATGGAGCAATGAGTGACGATATATGGGTTGTCACAAGAGGAGACGGAACACAGCGTATAGAAGTTCTGTACGAGTGCTACGATAAGATAGAGTGGTTTGACTTTGATGAACTAAAATAGCGATAGCGTATGACAAATAAAGATTTTTTTAATGCGTATCGTGGAGAGCCTGTTCTTTATAAAGGTAATGATATTGGTGCATACGTTGCAGGGTATGTAGAAGAAAAGTATATTATCCTTGGGTTCTACGATGACAAAGGATGTATTCTTGCTTTTAATACAGGTGTGAATGTAGATGAGGTGTATGAATCATACCGATTCGCAAAGTTGAAGTATTTAAAAATAATAAAGAGTTAAGTGTATGGAAAAAGATAACTATTTTTTAAGCTTTTATTTATTCTTTTTATATTAGGAATTTTTGCTTATATGGGTATTAATGATAGGTCTCATAAAGGTAAAACTTTTTGGTATGAAGTAATAGATAAACGAGAGTCTGTAGGAAGTCACTTCTCAATTATTAACAAGGGAGTGAGGACAGATTATAATATAATATTCAAACGAATTGATAACGGAAAGCTGTTCCCATGTAAAGATGTGGAGTATGGAGACTATATTCAATATCAGTTAAACTACAAATACTCCATAACAGAGGAAGATATGCAAAGGCTTTCAGGTATTTATAATAGGGATTTCTATAAGTAATAAAAAAGAGAATATGAAGAAATATAAATATACGAACAAAGAGGAAAGACCAATACCCAAATATAAGAATGGTGATATTGCTTGGTATATTGATGGATGGTTTGATGCCCCACAACGCTGTATAGTAAAGGGATGCTGCAACGTATCTTGGTTTGAGGGGAACGAATTTAATTCATCGGGTTGGTGGATAGATTATAGATACAAACCCGACCATTGTAAACGAACCGTACAGCATACAATTAGAGAAGAAGAGCTTTTTGATACCGAGCAAGAGGCTTTAATTGCATTGTTCGAGAAGTTTAAAGATAAAGTAAAACGTAAAGTAGAATTCTTTAATAAAGAGTCAAAAAAGCTTGGTATTAAACAAGAGTTGCGATTGCTTTAAAAAGGGTAGGGGAAGTTATTCTTCCCCTATCTCTTTTAAACCTAAATCTATTAAGAGCTTATCCAATATCTCATTCACGTCATTACGGAAACTTCGGTAAGTAACATAATAGAAACTGATGTTTTTGTAATCATGGCTTACATTAGAACATGTACACCCCAAAACCTTAGCGATTTTTTCTCTTAACCCTCTTCTCATCTTAGAACCGCCAAGGGCACTAGGAGAATAAAGATAAAGAATAACAAAGATAAATTGCTTGCGTACCATTGTGGAATTTCGTCCGGCATGATAGCTCATAAACTTATCGTAAATATTGCCTACTTGCGATAAATCTTGCATCAATGGAATGGAAAGACTTATTTCTTCCTTGGATAAGATGGCCTTTGTTTCTCTAATCCATTTTATGCGTTCCATGATTTTCTTTAGATTCATTTCAATGTCTGGTTCTTTCATTCTTTTCTATTTTTAATCCAACATTTCATAGACGAAGTTAACCTCGTCTGCATCTATTTGTTTCCTAAACTTTTCTATGTTAGAAACTATCAACGAGCAGTGCTCGTACGAACTCTGCCCATTGATAACTTTTTCTATTCTTGTTATTCGGTATCTCATTTTATTTCGATAAGCGTTAAAATACAATACCCCAATAAATCTTTATAGCTGTCTAGGACAGGCTCTTCTTTAGCATCCTCGTTCAAAGTCAGCAAAGAGCAAATACGATTAATCTTCTCTTGCAAATGACCGAAGGCATACGGATAACCATCTTTAGCAAAACATTCCGAAAATGCGTTTCCATACCGCTTATTTTTGGTTTTGAACAATTCGATTTGCGATTCGATGATGTCGTTATAATCTGAAACAATATACCAAGAGAGCGTAAGCAAGGCTTCCATCGCCATTACGCTGATATGGCTTCGTAAGGTTTCTTTGTCTTTAGAAGATGCTCGTATCTCATACATAAGACGAAGGAAATTGGCTGCGCTTGAAAATAATCCGAGCTTTCCGAAGTCCTCCCTTAGAGATGATACGAAAGCGGCATTATCCTTGCATTCAATCATGTCTGCCAAACGTCTTATCACAAAGATATACTTGTTAGCATATTCGCAACACCCATTGTTATTTTGTTCCACCATGTCCGTATCCTCCTCCACGATTATTTTCCATATTCAACTCTCCAAGTATGCAATCTGGATTTTCTACCTTGCGGAATGCGCCCTGGCAAACACGAGTGCCTTTCTTGACTACGAAAACATAATATTCGTAATCTGAATCTAGTTTGAATTTGCTATCCTTTGTCGGCATATAACGGTCGGAATTAACTCTATAAAGCGCACCAATATCGTTTCTATAGTCTTCATCGACCAAACCTAGACAAATATCAATGTCCGCTCTAACATTAGTCATGTAACCAACTTGTGTTTCGTTCTTGCCAATAAAGGCCACATCAACTTCCATACCTTTGTCAGTAAAGCCAGAACGTGAACGAATATCCAAGCCAACACCTTTAGGAAGTTCAATTCCTAAATGTAGGTTGATGTGACCTCTACCCATTTTCACCCAAGGCATATTCAACACTACATCTTGTGGGCAGTAAAAATCAACTGCCGCTGCATTACCTTCCTTATAAGGAACGCTACCACCTCGCAAGTCAAGTACATAAGCCTTGCCTTGTGCAACTAACTTTTTTATTAACTCCTTATCCATTGTATATAAAGCCTAAATCATTTAAAGTTCTACAATTCTTAACCAGTCCTTTTGCCCATAAATTGCGCAACTCAGGTAACGGGTCTTTTCCGTACCTATTCTTTATGGTTGCTAAGGTCAAGATTTCCGGTTTAATATGTTTATCTCTTTTCTGCTGCCTTAGCTCCTTCAGAATATTCACTAAATCTTCCATTGACGAAATTCTCCATTGTTATATTGTCAACACCAAATTTATCAGCCAGATTATCGTTCCCAATAATCAGCCAATTAGATTTGTCTTTGAGAAACTCTATACTCTCGGTGCTTTTTGCAGCATCAACAAAAGTATCATCAATATTATCAGTAGAGCAATATGGAACTACCGCATTAACTGTATACATAGCAATTTCGTATGAAATAACCGATACCATTTTCTTGAATGTTATATCGCTTGAATACATTACTTGGTTCTTGTCATATCCTAAGATGTTGACACGGACTATATTATTATCTGCTTGCAACGCTCTAAAGAAATCGTGCTTTAGCTGAAAATCCGTAATATCTACAGGATGCTCGTTACCCGATGGAATACTTATAATATCCAACAGGCTTACAAAAATAACTTTTTTATTCATTGTCTTCATCTGTTAATAATTTATCTATTGTTTTTTCTAATTCGTCTAATCTTAGTGTATAATCCTCTTCGTAAACGCATGTCAATGTAGAAATAAAGAACTTATCATTATCTGTTCTCAATTCAATCTCCATGTATTCCTCGTAATAGCTATCATATTTAATTGCTATCGAAAAGGAGTTCATGTAAGCTGGATTAAACCTCCTCTGCAAAGCTTGTGCTCTCGTAAACGCATCATTGAATTCGTTTGTCATGGTTCAATCTTTTGTGTAAGCATTTCTCTGTTCTTTGCCATTGCATCATGGAAGCCTAAATCGTATCTGTCGGTCTGCTCCAGCTCATAGTTCCGCTTTATAAGTTCACTTGTCTGATACGAACTCTTTGCAAGTTGAATCTTAAAATAGACAAACTCAACAAACATAGCCATAAAGCAAAGAACAAAACCGATAATTACCGCTTCCTTTGTGTACTCCTTGCAGAACCTTACAATACACTTAGCAACCCAGCAAGTTGTACTAACTATGCCTACAAGTACAAGGTAAGGAATTCGTAAAAGAACCTTGCATAACATACTCATAGTACTCTTCGTATAAGATGCGAAATCCGTACTCGTAAAAACTAACTTTAACTTCTTCATATTTTAGCCTATTTAATGTTTATCAAAAGTCTTTTGTTAACGAACCACAACAAATCAATACCATTCATCATGCAATATCCGCAAAGCATGCCAATCAAGATTATTATCTTCTTGAACACTCGGTAATGTGTCATTTCAATCTTCAGCATAGACATCATCAAGTCTTCAAAGGAACGGTCTCTCATTGAATCTGGGTCTAGCCTCAACGATTTGACATTCATCTTGTACTTATTGGCCATTGAGAATAATATAATAGCAAACTCTGCTAATTTGTCCTCTAGAGTTCCGGCAACGAGTTTAGAATATATTTCTATCGTACCACGTCCATTAACATTTTCATATTCCCAACGTTTGGCGTTGAAACGACCTTCGTATTTGCGCATTTCTACAATAGCGTCAATTACGTTGAATGTTTCTGCTCTTTGGGTCTGGCTAGCAACATCAAAGTTGCAAGCCTCTATAATCTGTTCTATTTCTGCTATCTCCATTTTATACTATTGAATCTAAGTCAAAATCATTAGAAGGAATGAAAGCCACATGGTCTTTCTCCCTTGTCATCGTTTTCTCTCCTGTTCGCACGCAATTAATTTGCTTGGGATTTTTATGTCGTACCACAAATGTTCCAAAGCTGCGTATCATAACACGGTCTCTGTTGCGCAACGATTGCTTTGTGAGGTCTATGAAATAATTCACAATGGCTTGAACATCATCCTTGCGGAACTTTTTGCCATTTACATCTCTAAGGTTCTTAATGATTGCCTTGACAATTTCTTCTTTCTTCATATTCTCTAAGTTTTTTATTCCCTAAACTTCTAATCAAGTCGTATGGGTCTATACCATATTTCTTAACGAAACATTCTCTTAGCTTGCATATAGCCTTAAAATCTGCATTTGTTGTATTCTTGACTATCATATAAGCTGAGTCTAATCTAACATCAGCTTTAGGAGCTTTTACCCGAAAAATCTTGTTGCCTTTCTCGTCTTCGATAAGTTCTATATTAACTTCCTCGCCCTTAGCTTTTTTTCTTGCCGCCCATTCTTCATAAGTGATGGCATTTTGCTTGATAGCCTCATCTTCTTTAGCCTCTTTCTCTTTCTGTATATTTGCCTCTACTGCTTTTATGGCATCTATACGATGGGAACAGAAAGTATTCAAGCTCTTTGTTATAACTTGCGGATTTGGCTTCTTGTAGAATTTCTCAAACTTTCCGGCAATAAACATCTTGAAGAAAGTAATCAGCTCGTTCAGATTAAGGAAATAATACTCATCCTTTATAGCATTTGCAGTCATTATCTTGATATTGTCAGTAGCCTCATTATTTACAAAGCCACAAATACCATAGACATCAGAAACCCATGCTACAAGCCATGTTATTGCACTTCCTTCTCCATAACACAAGTCAAGATAGGTAAGTGTTGGTGCGTTGCTTTTAAAAGCTTTCCCGATTGGCATCTTACTACCTACTTGGCTTGATGGAGAGAAAGACATTAGAACGTTATCGAATGTTCCGTACTCATTGAATATTCGTTGCTTTTCTCTGTTGATTGAGGCGCTGCACGAGGTCGGCTGATTCTTGGTAATAGCCTTGCTCTGCGTCTTTATTAGTCCCTTGCTTTCTATCATCATAATTTCCTTCCAATACTTTAACAAAATTATTTGGTCTCATAATCCAATCAAAACTCGCCATCCATCCATTACTACCATTAAGGAATGAAGATGCTGCCGCCTTGTCAATCATCAACTTCATCTGCTCACTCCCATATTCTTTAAGCCGTGAATTAATCATTGACTTTCTCTTCGAAGTCAGGGCATGAACAAGAGGCATTCCTCTTCCAACGATAACCTTATTGAAATATTCGCAAACCTTCTTTGCTTTATCATCCACTTGTTGTACACTAGGGACGTTGTTCAATGCTATTCGTTCAGGTTCGTTCTTGTGTGGTTTAGATTCTTCACCTTCAGCAAATTCTATGTTGTCTTCATGCTTCCAAATAAAGACTTTTCCGCTACCGATAGATAACATTTGTTTCTCAAATAGCCCCTCAATAGCTTTTTTTACCTTTGCCACCGACATACCTATCTTATTCGATAATTCCTTGTTGCTCCCATATACATATCCGTCTTTGTCAGCATTAAATGACAGACGTACGAAAGCGACCAATTCATCTGCATCCAAGCTACACGCTTTTTCGTCTAATTTTACTATCATATCTTAAAAGAATGTATTTGTTAATTGTTTATTTCCACTCATTATTACCCACTTTCCTTTGCCGTTTAGGTCTAGCAATTTCAAGTCTTCAACTTTCCCGAACCTCTCATAAGTACCGCAGAGGTCAACAAACCAAGGTTGTTTCCCTTTTGATAGTCTAAGAAGTCTTCCTACGACTTGATAGTATTGCGCTAATGAACGTGTTGGCTTTGCATACACGACCGTATCTAACTCCGGATAGTCAAAACCTACGACCAATATTTGACTATTTACCAATACCTTAGTCTGACCATTACGGAAACGCTCGATGATTGCTTCACGTTCTTTCGGTGGTGTCTCGCCACAGACCATTTCGCAGTTAGGTATGGAATATGTCAGTTTCTGAGCCTCCTTAACGAACTTCGTAAAAACCAAGATGCCTTTACGCTGTCCACCTCGTTTAGGATTAAGCAATCTTTTAACAACACTAACTAGCCATCCGTACAAATCTACACGTTCATATTCTTGCTTGACACTTTGGTCAGTGTAATCACGGCAAGTTGAATTGAGCTGCAAGTTTCCTTCGTTCCATTGTGGTGGTGGGCATGTGTAATAGTTCGGAAGACAGATATATCCGTTTTTTGCCATATCCTCAACTTGAACATAGTAGATAAGCTCCTTGAAAATCTTGTCTCTACTTCTTGTCAGAAACTTCAGTATGCTACCATAGTTCTGATAGGAATACAGACGGAAAGGTGTTGCGGTTAAACCTATGACCTTGCTCTTTAATTTATCAAGAAACTCCTTATACATGCCGGATTCAGGTTTCACTAAATGAACCTCATCAATCAATATGTACTTGAAGTCAGTAAACAATTCGGGATGTCCTTTCACGCTACCAATTGTAGCAAAAGTAACATCGCTGATTTCTTTTGATTTAAAGCTAGCGGAATAGATGCTGGCATTATCAAATCCATAAGAACAATACTTCTTGTAGTTTTGTTCCAAAATTTCCTTAGTAGGAGAAAACACAAGCACTTTATCTTTGAGCCTAGCAGCTATATCTGCCAAAATCAATGATTTGCCCGATGCAGTAGGGAGCACTTCCAGAGCGTTCCAGTTTTTCTTCTTATCCAAGAAAAACTCAACCGCCTTCTTGCTTGCCTCTTCTTGATATGGTCTTAATTTAAACTTCATTTCACAAATAATATGAAATCACTTTTGTTACTATATAGGAATGCACAAGTCTTATGCATAACAAAAGCCAATAGAAAAATGACCTTACAGTTTTTATGGTGTGTCTCACCAAGACGATTGCAAAGGTACGAAGAATAATTTAATAATGCAAATAAATTAGTGTCTATTGTTGAAGCTGTAACATTATTTAAACCTTATTGATTATCTTTTTCTTCATTCATTTTCAGAATTAGAGCCGCATAGTATTTATAGAGTTCCTGTAATTCAAAGACCGACCAATTCTTTGCTTGATGCTTCATTACTTCCAGTAAATCGACTTGTTGTTCTCCGAGCCGCTTTACTTCTTCCATATCTAAAGGAACGTGAGGATGCTTTTGCAAATAAGCCAATCTTCCAAGCTTCATTACTAAATTCTTTCTATAACCGATAAGATGGTCAGAAGAGAATCTGTTGCATCGTTTGCATTCCGCATTCTGATTACGTGTATCAAAGCGCAAACTCATATGAGTTCGTCCGCAATAATGCCCATTGTCGGCTTGGTCGATTGGCAATATTCGTCCACAACTGATACATCTGAAGTACTTATAGTGAAACTTTCTAGAGTCTCTCATGCGGATATAAACCGACATAAGCCTATCTAGTTTGTCAACCCACTTTTGCTTCTCGCTCCTTTGGTGTTTAGGCTTCTTTCCTCCTTTGTTAAATCTATCATAATATCCCATAATCTTTATCCTTTATCAAACCAAAAGTCATAGTTGCTGCTGTGGGGGTCGAACCCACAACCTTTTTCCGATTTGGGCGGACGTTCTACCATTGAACTAAGCAGCACCACCCCATAGGGGGATTTCAAACTAATTAAATAATAAGAAAAATGAAAAGCCTTACTCCTTTGGTTTACCCATATGCAAGAAAACATCCATGATTGATGTTTCCTTAAGGCTTGTAATATTGTAATCAATCATAGTCTTACCCATAATCTCATCTACATTCTTACGAGCCTTCTCAATGGTATCACCCTGCACAAGATAACGAACCTTGGTCTTCCTCTCCTTGCCAGATTTTTCGTCAATAGTAATCATGTTAATACTGCAATCGTAGTATTTATCCTCACTATCTACCTCTGAAAGGAACAACTCAGAGAAACCTGCTTTCTTTATAGTGACAATCTCCATATCACCATTTGTGTATACCGCCATTTCTTCTGTAGTCTTAGCCTCGCATTCTGACCATGACAAGGCATCTACAACATATTGCTCTGTAGTTTTAGCGTTCGTTCCGTCTTCTAGAGTTTTCTCATAACGAACACCTACGATAAAATACTTTCCTGTTAATGATTTCATATTCTTTCTTTTTATGTTAGAGAATGTGGTATCGGTGAGGCTTGAACTCACGACCTAATGTTTAGGAAACATTTGCTCTATCCAACTGAGCTACGACACCAAGCATCCTATAAAAACTCTTTATTTAATTCTGCTTGCCTCTCCACCTGCGTCTGCCATACCATATAAGCATGGTCTTGTGGAGTAGGTATGTATAATCCTCTTTCCATAGAGCAATGATGAAGCCATCGGTCTATACATAAAGACATTTCTTCTTTGTCAAGGTCTGGTATGTGCCTCCAATATTGGAAGGTCTTGCCTTGTTTATTCTCACGCTCCCTAAGAAAAACATCCTTATTTACACGTTTGAACTCTTGTTCGATATAGTCCTTAGTATATCCTTCTTCAATAGCTACGTAAGTGATTGTTACCCACAGATAAGCATTCTGCTGGATTGTCCTAGATTGTTGTCTTTCTTTAAGGTCAACAACAAAGAACTTCTCATTATAATAATCACCTTGTAGTTTCTTGGCTTTGGTTATCATAGCCCTGGTTCGTTCCTCGAACTTTTCAAGCTCGACCGGATTCAACATATTATATACCATCTTTCTTTAATGAAAGGTGGAGAAAATTAATTCTCCACCATAATAAGTTTAAAATGGCGCATCAGATGTGTTAGTGCCACTCGGCTGTGCTGGTGGAATTGGTGCTGAACCTGCGGCTGGAGCTTGTGGTGGAAAAGGATTATTAGCAGCAGCTTGCATGCCACCTTGTTGCGCATTGTTCTGTGCTTCAATCTTTTGCATCTTGTAGCCACGAACAGATGTAAACCAGTCTGTTGTGCCATCCTTCTTTGTTCCTTGATATGATTCAACGTCAAAGAATACTTCAGCAATATCCCCGACATTAAAACCATCCGGTACATGTACATTCTTACCACTGAATTCAAAGATGATGCGCTTTTCGTAGCCACGTTCACCTGTCAAACCATCGAAACGTGTTGCATCTAACATCAAACGTCTCTTTTCAAATGGTTCTTTACCTTGTCTCTGAATAGATTGGATGCCTTCGATAGCAACAATCTTACCTTTATAACTATTAGCCATAACTTAAAATATTTAATAAAACAATAAATTATCTAACTCTGTTCAAGGTCAAACTAGGCTTTACCTTAGTTACCTTTTTATACTTTTTCAATAGATGGTTGTAAGCTTCTTCGTCATCCGCATCAAAAGCCTTCGTGTCTAACGTAACCCTCTCAGAAGCAGACTTCAAGGAATAAGTGTAAATTGAAGTTTTATAAGATGTGAGGTTGTCATTTGACATACCATCAAAGATAGCTGCCTTCAACTCCTTTTCCTGTTCTTGCAATTTAGCAATGCGCTCTTGAACGTCCATGAGTGCGATTTCGTTATCTATAATGTAATAAGGTGTTTTTGTATCATCATTATACAAACGACCTTCTTTCTCGCATCGGAACAATTCTTTAACATCACTCGCAGGTCTTGGCTTGCCTAATGGGATGAGTTTACAGATTGTTCCACGCTTCTCGTCATCACGCAACCACATACAACATATACGTGTAACCTTCAGATGAGGATTCAATGTTTCGAAACCGAACTTATACATCGAGTTCTGCCAACGCACATACTCCTTATTAACGGAATAAGTACCCTTAATATCCCAAATCTCAACCTCATCGTCCGGTGCATCATCCTTGTGCATCACCAAGTCGATTGCACTTGCATGGTCTTCTCCGATTCGAAGGACATATTCGCTACCTATAATCTCATATCCATTCTTTTTGATATAAGCGACAAAATCCTTGACACTCTCTGAGGCTGGCTCAATACCCAATGAAGCAAACAACTCTACCTGCTCATGGATAATAGTGCCTTTTTCGGCAGCTTTCTTCAATACCTCTTCGCTTACGTTAGAGTACATATTGGGAAATACATACTGATGAAGCATACCTGTAATGCCACTTAATTCACGACCATCATAAAAGTATTGATGTGTGGAGTCCTCATAAAGAACTCCACTGTTATTCAATTGTATCATACTAATCTTGATTTAAATTGTGTCAACTTAGCTAAGAACTCTGCATTCTTTTGATATTCGGGATAAGCATCATAAACTGCTTTTAAATCCTTCTTGCTCTGTGCGAGTTCCATCTTTCGTAATGCACATTTGCGTTTAAACTCTTCGGACTTCTGAAGGTCTGGGAATCCGTTCCAAACTCTATCTACGTCCTCCCAAATTTGAGCTTGTTGCAATTGTGGATAAGCATATTGTTTTTGCTCATTAAGATTTTCGTCTTTTTCTTCCTCGCTCTTTGGGGCTGGTTCAGAGTAACCATATACTTCTTTCTGCTCATTCATCCATTCAAGAACTTCTTGTTCTGTCATGCCGCAATACCAACGCACAATGTTATTCTCATCTTGAATAATAAGTTTGGCAATACATCTGTTTGTATAACCTACATATCCAACATGGAAAATTGTCTTCAACTTTCCGCTTTGAGAATATTCGGTGTTTCGGTTGAGGTTGATGAATATCTTCTTGGGAGCAGTATACAATTCTCGACCGATACCTAAACAAGAGCATGCACGCTTGAAAGAGTCGCTAGCTTGGCCTTTAACGGCTTCGGTGTTACTTGGCGTACCAACATCTTGCTTATCTATCCAACCGATACCTTCTTTATAAACGGAAACCGTACAAAAGAGGTTCTGACCAATAAGCTCATGCTTACGTTTCCAACCATAGATGCCGAACTTCTCATCTAATCGTCTCATATCACATCTTGCGTCCTTGTAAAGCAACAAGGAACACCAGTCCGGTGACTTCTGATTACCACCTTGACCGACACGGACTTCTATCTCATCCGCATCAAGGAGGCGAAACTCATAATCCTTAATTTCTTCGCTCTGCCCTTCTACAGGCTTCGCTGCCTTATTCTCTGCCATAGTCGTATATTTTAAATAATCATTTTCTTTATCTGACAAGAAACAACAAGTTCATTGATTTCTTTGAGAGAATAATATCTAGGTGAGTTCTTACTATCACCTACATATTCTTTCATTAACCTATTCTTGACCCATTTGTCAATCATCTGCTTTTCGAATCCTTTTGATGCGAGATAGCATTCGGCATCCTTTCTGCGTATCCTGTCGGAACGCAACCCCATTTCAAATTGGGCATCCATCCGTCCCGCTTGAAATGCGACTGATACTAATTGCTTAATCTCGCTTAATGACATATTCTTTCTACAGTTTTTATGGTGTGTCTCACCTTTTTATGTAATATTACAAAAAATATATTAAATTTCTTGCAAGTTACGATATATTTATGTATATTTGCAACATATTTAATGTTTTCGAGTGCAAAGATAAGAAAAGTATTGCAAACATGCAAATAAAATAGTGCTTAAATATACTATATTAACCTTTATTATCTTTAAGCTCTAAATGTTTACATAAATTAAGTTACACATGCGCTTACTGCGTATTAAATTTTAGGTTATGAATAGTGCATACGAAAGACTGAAGGCTGTAATCATTGCTTTGGGTTACACTTCAAATGAAAAATTCGAGGATACCGTTGGCTTAGGACATGGCTTCGTCAGCCGTATAACTAATCGTGTATCTTCCAAAAGCTTACAAGCTATAACGAGAAAATTTCCGCAGGTAAATCCAAGTTATATTAGGACGGGAATGGGGGAAATGTTCATCTCTTCACCTATAAAGGTAAGCGAAAACGAAAACGCAAAGACTAGACTGCGTGAGTATCTTAAATATAAAGGAATTACCAAACGAGAATTTTGCGACAAAGCTGACGTGGCCTCTAACTTTCCAATCATAGGGAAGAATGGTGTATTCACGGCAAGAGTATCTTATAGAGTGAATTCTAAATTCCCAGATCTTAATATGGATTGGCTAGCTAATGGAGCTGGCGAAATGTTGCAGCCGGAGGCTAATATTGAGAAATTCAACAACTACAAAAGCAGAATAGCGCCATTCTGTACAGAGATGGGAATTAGTACTACATTCTTCTTGCGGAAATGTAAGAGCTATACCAGTGCAATTAGCAGATTGCCGGATATGCCTAGCGAGACTTTCTTGAAGAATATCTCTTTGGCTTACCCTCAGCTAAATCTGAATTGGCTTAAGACCGGAGAAGGAAAGATGTTTAACGATGACATCAAATCGAATATCAATTCAAGCGTCAGCTTTGTTCCTCTTGTTCCACAGATGGCTTATGCTGGTTATCTCAGCGGATATGCAGATGATGTATATATATCATCGCTCCCAACAATCCCTATTGTAAAGGAAGATAAAGAAAAGTACGTAGCATTCGAGGTAAGCGGTGATTCTATGGATGATGGCTCGTCTAGAGCTTATCAGAATGGAGACATCGTTATATGTAAAGTCTGCCCTGACTACATGGTAAAGAGCAATGGACTTCATATAGACGGAAAGGAATATATCATAGTTCATAAAGAAGGTATTCTGTTGAAGCGTATCATTGACTTGGATATGAATAATGGAAAGCTTATATTGCGTTCCTTTAATCCTACTTATCGTGATTTAGAGTTGGATTTAGCAGATGTGAAGCAGCTCTTAGTTGTGGAATATCAGCAGAAAAGGAAATGATAATGTAAAGTATATTTGTATGTTCTGTGGAGTAGGCTTGCATAAAATGTCGCAAAATTGCCGCAAAATGATTATTCGCCTATAGCGTAAGTTGCTATTGTTTAGGCATTTTATTGGTGTTCCGTATAACAGCCTTCTAAGCTGTGGGTCTTGGGTTCGAACCCCAACGGAATCACTATAATAGGCAAAATGAAACTTATTTGTACAAAAATAGCGTGAGAGAACAATGGCAGTAAGTTACTTATTCATAGGTACTTATCTCTGTTGTTCTTTTTTGTTTTTAAATATATTTTATCACTTATTCCTCTTTTATGTACTCTTTCCGTAAATAGCTGCTAATCACTATGTTATGAATTTGACGTATTGAGAAATCATCCATGTGTGTTACAAATGTGTTATCAAAAAGCGCTAATGTGTTACCAGAATAGAGAAGTTGAAATCCTTAATGACCTTAATGACCGTGACCTTAATGACCGGAAAACGGCCCTAAACATTTATTTGTTTTTTTGATGAAACTCCTTCCTTGTCTTAGCCATTGCTTCTGTAGCCCTATCGTGGGTCTCTATCAGCAATGGGCTTTTGTGATATTGTACAATCTTGACTCCGACTGAGTTGTGCCTTTTCTTTACCTCGATGCATTGAATGATCAAGTCCGGATTGGCTGATTTAGCCGTTGGAGTCTTGTCAAAGTTCTGAATATAGGCAGCGTTGGTCAGGAAGAGAATGTCGGAACCTTCCGGTATTTCCTGCATTACCTTCACCATGAGGGTTAGCATCATGCGGAACTCAGTGGTGTGTAGGTCGCTGATTACATCACGGCTGATGATGTTGCCGTTATGCTCAATCACAACGGCAGCACCACCAGCTCGCTCTTTATGGCCATAATCACATGAGCCACCTATCCAAACGTAATATGTAGAAGTATCTTGTGTCA